ATTAGTTGTTTTAGTAGTTAAATCCTTCTGAAATATTTGCAGTAGAAAGTATACTGCCACTATCGTCTCCACTCTTGAACTTATACCATGCATCTCTAAGGTAATAACACAGCAGATAGTCAAGGCAGTCGGATAAGTGCCCGTACTTTTCGTACTTCACTCCAGTCTTGCTATCGGTAACTTTAGGCTTCCCTTTAGTTCCATCTTCATTCTTTAGCTGATAAATTAAGTCTTGAGTAAGCTTCCGACAACGTAGGTCAATCATTATTTCCCAGCCATTGTACCCTTTAAACACTTCGTTCACGAATTCACAGCGTGGTGCCTGTGGTGGCTGTTTCTTCAGTAACTTAATCTTTGGTCGAAGTATACCTTTACCCAACGTCTCATTTATAATCGTATAGTTATTAATGCCGTCCTCGTTGGTGGTGGAACGTTGAAGTCCGGCTGGGTCGCCTGTTATATCCAAACCTCCGATATGTTTTTGACGGTACATCTTCTTCTTTATCTTCCGGGCAAGTGATGGCGTGTTGTTCTCTTTGTCCTCTGCCTTTCCCAGTATCTCTTCAATTATATATACCTTCTTCTTGTCGTAATCAATCTGTACCAACAGAGTGGACATATAAGGTGCGACGTTAAAGTCCCACACTACGATCAGAGGTTTCGTTGGGTCATATACCTTTTCTTTTAGTCCGGTAATCAAATGCTTGGTTCCGTCGAACTGATTGTAAAGCGCCATATCGTTTGCCTCAACAAAATCCCAGTTACCATAAAGTAATCGCTCTTTTGTTGCCTGATCGCTGATTTTGTTTAGAGCTGCTTCGTAGGTTTGACGGAAAGCGATGTCTGGGTTATCGAATACACTGAAGGGAACGTAAAATTCTCCTTCTCGCGTAGTTACCTTGTCACCATTTTCATCTTGTACGAATCTTCCTCGTACCCAGTTTGTTGTAGGGTTGGTTGTCATTAGCATTTTAGGAACCTTGAATGTTTCGTGAGTTTTCCAACGGATACGAGAAAAGAGTACTTCGACTGCTTTTTCGGAGATTTCCGAGCATTCGTCAATAAAGGCACAAGTGTACTCGGATGAGCCGAATCGTTCGAAGTTAGGATCACTTGGTATATCGCACATCTCTTTCATAATAATTACTGAGTCATTCCAAAAAGTAAGCGTACCTTCTATGTTATTGACTCGAAAATGTACGTCCTCTTGCAGTTTATACCCTTTTAGAATACTTCTCAATGTATTCCAGGTACTTTCTTTAAGAGACTTCAATGTCTTTCGAGCAACTACAGCACGAATGTTCTCGAAACGAATGCAACTACTTATTAGCCAAACGCTTCCTTCATAAGATTTTCCACCCATTTGATTTATTTTCGCCACATTCCGCTACGATGTGACCGCTTTCGCTGCTGTATGTTTCCATGCAGATAAGACTATATCTTCATCCTTAGTAGTCTAAGGAGTCTCCCATTTCCAATCGCTTGATTGTACTCCTTTCGGATAGTCGTTGAACTTTCCGGTTTCCCGGCTTAGCTGCTGATTGTCTTCACTATTACGTGGTCAGAGTTTCCAGCAATTAGAGAGATTGTTTTCTATGCATTACTGCATAGGCTGGCAGAGGAATCGTTTACCAGCGGCACCACCACCCAAAACGAGCTGTGGTATGTTAGAATTACCACACTTAATACAGTGTGGCTTATACTTAGGATTATGGTTAGCGTCGTAGCCTATCAGCTTTTGTTCGATTTCACCTCCGCAGATAGGGCATTCAGGCTGGAGAAGTTTCCATAGTTCGTATTGCTTAGGTGAAGGCTTAAAGTCAATGTGAAGGTTCTTTGGTGGAATTAGTTTTTTACTTGCCATTTATGATTTCGATTGTGACCTGTGTTTCTTTTGAAAGGATAGCGTTCAGTTTATCAGATGTAACCCGTGAATTTGTTACTTTGCCCTTGATAGTGTTGTTTCCCACGATTAAACAGCCGGCAGAATCTGACTCATCGTTTCCACTATGGATAAGAATTCCAATAAAGTGCGGAACATTATGCAGGAGTGGTAACTTCCGTTTGAATCGCGGGCTGTACTCCATAGTTACCTTATAGGTTCCGGCTGGAATGGCAGTCTGCGCATAGACTTTCCATTTGTATTTGCATGATTGTCCTTTGGAAGTATATGGGCAAGTAACTGGAAGTTCTCTTACCGTATCCTCAATTGTGTTACAGAAAAACTTACCGTCAATGAATAAATCCCCGATGGTATAGTTGTCCCCGAGAAATTTACGTTTCAGTGTGAGTTTCATAGTTGATATATTTTAGGTTACACCGAGGAATAGCTATATACTTATATTGAATGTTTTAAAAGCATCGAAAGCTATAAAGCTCATTTTTTGATTAATTAGACAATAAACTATTGATTACAATAGGATTCTATTTCAAAAATCAATATTTTTGTAACTAAAATCCAATTGAGAAATATGAAAAACAACATTATTGCTTCTATAGCTCTTTTTCAGAGCTTATATGACAATGGGAAACTCGACATATTTTCTGTCATCGCAAAATTTGTCCAATCAACTATTCAAATGAATAATCTTTATTCATTTGACACAAACCAATTAAAGTCACAACTCAAAAATGATTTTGAAATTGAAATTCCAGAAAGTGTAATTAGGACAGTCCTTAAAAAAAGGCTTAGTAATGAGGTCTCCAAAGATAATAACGGAGGATATGTTGCTAATATAGCTAGTCTTGAAGTTAATAAATTTAATGAAGAACTAGAAAGACAGATAAGTAAATGTCAACAGGTTTTCAATCTGTTATTTGAATTTTATGAATCTATTAATGGGAAACCGGTTCCCCAGAATGAAAAAGCAGAATTAATAGATAGTTTTGCTGATTTTTTACTCAAAAGTCCCAAAGAGCATGAAGAATGTTTTTTCTCACAGTTTATTTTTGCCAATGAAAATAAAAAAGCATTTCTTGAAAACCTAAATGAAATAAGGGAAGGTTATATCATTGTTCAAGGAGTAAAGGATATAACAGATTCAACTGATATTAATTCTATAGGCAGTTGGGATAGTAAACTTACAATTTATTTAGATACTGAACACTTGTTTAGTTCCTTTGGTTATAATGGAGATCTTTATAAAAATGTATTTGATGATTTTTTCTCATTAGTGAAAGAGGCTAATAGAAAAGAAAAATTTATTGAATTGAAATATTTCGAAGAAACTCAGAAATCAATAGAAAGTTACTTTAATGCAGCTATAATGATAAAAGAAGGTCGTATCCGACCTCGAGCAGAAGTTGCGATGAATGTCATTTTAAGTAAATGTAATGAACCAAGTGATGTCTTTACTGAAAAGGCTAAGTTTCTATCTCATCTAAAAACACATAATATTTGTTGTGATAAAAGAGATAATGTTGTTTCTGAGAGAATCACCAATGTTGAGAATGATTCTATATTGGCAACAATAATAAGAGATGCTGCAGAAAAATGGCCTAATGTTGATGAAGATACTGTTATTAAGTATCTTAGGCAATTTTCTATTATTAATCATATTAGGTGTGGTAATAATAAAACAAGTTTTGAACGATGTCGATGCATCTTAATGACAGCCAACGGAATTGCGTCTTTTATAACATGGCATCCATTAATTAAGGATGAGAAGAGTTTTACTTACGCTTCTGATATTGACTTTATTACATCAAGATTATGGTTTAAACTACACAAAGGATTAATTAAAGGCAAGCGGCCTATATCATTTAACATAGTGACGAAGACAAAATTAATTATGACGTCTCTTTTGTATAAATCTGCTTCCAATAAATATGATGAGCTAAACAATAGTAATTATAGTAAGGACGAAGAGATTTCAATGTACAATTCTATTAGAGAACATGAAATATTACCCGAGCAAATAAATTCCACTAATATCACTGAAATTATTGATTTTATCAATGTGAAAAATATAGAAGACTTACGTCGGGAAAAATCTGCATTACTTGTCAAAGCTAAGAAAGGGGAAGCTGCTCTCATTGAATTAAAGAAAATAAAATTCGAAGAACAACAAAAGCGAAAAGAGCAAATTCGTAAAAAATGGAAAAGAAAAGAATTCATGCATATATTATTATACTCTATCATTTGTTTGTTTTTTAGTAGTTTGATCTACTTGGCAATTTATATGATAAAATCACCAAATGACACATGTATCGGAACTATAGGATTTCTCATAAGCTGTATTGTAATCCCTATTCTTACATACACTGTAAAGCCTATAAAGCAAAGGATAGTGTCATATATTAGACGAAAAAAGATGCATTTCTTTAAACATTATTTAAAATAGCAAGGGGCTTATTGTAGAGTGTTTTTTCCCGTTATATACAACAATAACGGAGATATTTTTGAATTTCTCTACTACTGTTATATAAATACTCAATAACTTTCTTACTCTAACTTTGATAATGTACCAAAATATTGTTGTCATATTAAGGACGATTTTGAAAAGTGCATTAAGGACAAAATGCCTTAGGTTAATTTTGAATGGTTCTCTGATTTTAGAAATATAGGTGCCTAAATAATAAGTTTGGAGTAAGAAACTGGTCTTATAATGAATATAAAATTGAAGAATGGCTAAATGTAAATTATGCTTAAAGAAAGAAGCTAATCAATTGGGTTCACATATTACATCTGCATTTCTTTTGTCATCACAAATAGGCAAACGAGGTGAGGAGAAGGGATTTACGATTTCCACTGATCCTAATCAAAACTATGGGCAGGATGTAGGTGCTGAAGATATAAAAGAAAATTATATTTTATGCTCTGATTGTGAAAAGAGGCTTAGTAGAATAGAATCAATCTATTCCTCTGCTATCACTCAGAAAATAGAAAAAAAGAAATTTGCACCGAATTTTGAGAAAAAAGATTGGGATAATGGGAATTATAGTCTTTACTCGAAAAAATTAGATATTATTGTTTTTCATTTATTACATCAGTCTGTTATTTGGAGAGCATCTATATCAACACAGCCACTCTATAATCATTTTAAATTAACGCCTGAGTTAGAAGAAAGAATGCGGTTTAACTTAGATTTATTTCTGCCTCATTTTTGTAATTCACAGGCTGTTCAAACAGAAAAGGAATGGAGTAAAATGACAAATGAATGTAATGACTTATTTGACTTTATTCCTATAGCCGTTATAAAAGCTGAAAATATAGATAATAAAGAAATGACTTATGACTTCTTCGATAATCTTTCTAAAGAGCCTTATCATTCAATAATAAATGAATATTTAATTTTTGTTTTTGCTGATGAATTAGTTTGGAAGGATAACTATTTCGGTATGAAAGCAGAATTTATTCTTGACAATATCATAAATAAAGATTATTCTGCGCCTATTATTGGTGTTATAAGTAATGAGAAATATTTTAATATAATAAAAAAAATCAATGATGAGATGGTTGCCCAGCTTATACAGAATACCCGAATTCAATGTTTGTTAGAATTAGGGCAATCAGGTATCCCCATTTCAAATGAAGTATTAGAAGAGCGTGTTATGCAGAAAATCGAGGCACAGGGGAAAGGCCTTCCAGAATAGCAAAACAAAAGGAAATGTCTAATTAGACATACGTCTTAAAATCAAGCGAAAAGCCTTGAAGTTTAATACTTCTAGGCTTTTCATTCTATCTATAATTTCTCATTTTTCGCCTCAGCTCTCGGAGAGTACTGCTATATGATTTTTTGATAATGTTACCTGTAGTGAAGAACACTGTAACCATTGAGCCACCTTGTATTGTATTAAACAATTGGTGATCGTAACTTTCTGTTTCTGTCATTACACGATGAATTTACTGATTTCCTCAATTTGCTGTCCTGCTTTGACCTTCATATTTTCCAGTTCCACGTTTTCATTAGTCAGCTTCTGAACCTTTGCGTGATTCTTATCTATTTTTACGATAATATCAGCTTGGATGTTCTTTAACTTCTCTACCGTCGCTGTGAATACCCGGTTTGCACCGTCGATTTTGGTTTGGAATGACTTTCTGAATAACATAAGATTACTTTTTTAGATTAATGAATTCCGTATACTTGATTTCGACATACGGATTGTCGCTTGAAATAGTCTGGTGTATTGCTTTTACTTTCCACCGCCACCAAAGAAAGCGGTGTTTGTATTCTACCCAAAATACCTGATGCAGATGTACCGGTAAGTGGATGTTTCCTTTCAGATGATTGTCTTCAATGATACCGTTCAGCTTAATGTATGGTGTATCCATTTTCACTGTCTTTACAATGACTTTCACAGTATCTCTGATAACAGCCGTATCTTTCACCGGAGCATCTAACGGAGCATTTACTTCTACATCGTGTCTTCCGACAGCTTCCAAATCTTTGATGCGCACGCCCAATTTCTTGATTGTCGCAGCATCTTCCACCCGGTACTTTTCATATTCATCCAGTGATAGGTTGAGGACCTGAATAGTAGATGTCATCATTGCCGAATCAATCCGTACCTGTGTCACATCCGCAAGTAATGCCTGGGTATTGCTTTGGTAGGTGTCCCTTTCTTCTTTCATCCTGCTGCCCCAGTTATACAGGGAGTAAGTTGCCACCCCTAATCCCAAGGCAATCAGGAGAAGAATTTTGTTGAAGCTAATCTTCATCATCAATGGAGTCCTGTGGAATAAACCAATCTACTTCATCCAGGTAGGGTTCGGTCAGTTCTACCATGTACCCCTTGTTTATTCGTCCAATGGATGTGAGGTCTTGTGTGATTGTTACCTCTCTTCCTATGAGAGCGTTCAGTCTCATTAACGAGAGAGCGTCTGAAGGCTTGATTTCTACAGTTCTTTTTTCTTTAGTCATTCTTTTTAGATTTAAGTAGATTATTTTCAGTAGCAAATACTTCATCGAGTATTTCATCTGGATAGACATTTACAGTACCAAAACGTACATCATTCACTTTTGAAATTTGAACCGCTTGAAATCAATGCTTATGTTATTTCGTGTTATATAAGCCACTACGGTACTATGTTTCAAATCTGTGATTGTTCTTTCCTCTATTTGATTCACTTTATTTTCAATAGCCCTTGTTCTTCGTTCCTGTTCCAAGAGAATCTGGGCAGAATGTAGCAAAAGCTCAGCCGGAGAATAAGATGCTTTTTTCTCAAGGGCAATCTTTTCACAAGCGATAAAATATCTGCGGGCTTCTTTACCTTTTTCATTGCCCTCCACCATTGAAAGCTCTTTGGCTGCATCAATTGAGATAGCATATTCAATTTTATTCTGTCCACCACGCCCATGATTTTCGCTTGATAAATTTATCAAGCGAACAAAGTCCACATTTTCAATCAGCTCGTACTTCTCCACTCGGTTTTTAAACCAGTTGCTAAACTCTTGTTTGCTTTCCAAAAATAGATGCAGTTCTCTTGCTGATACAGCTCTTCTGCCGTCTTCTTTTTCGATAATTTTTATAAGTTCAATCATATTATTCGACATTTGATTTTAATAATTCATATTCCTCTTCCCGCCTTCTTTCCAACGACCGGACAACCTTGCCTTTGTACATCCTGAAGGACAAGTACTCTTCTCTGATATTCCTATCACCCGTTTGCAGTTTCTTCACCAGCTTACTGCGAAGCACCTGACTCTCTCCGACATTAAATGCAAGTACTCCGAGTAGTAATGAATCACTGCCAAACCGCCGAAAGACAGCACATTTCTTTTTCAGGTCACTGCGTAGAAGCGAATCCGCAAAACTTTCCGAAATATCAGAGCCAAAAGTATCCGTCGGCAATAGTCTATGCCCGTAGCCGACATAAGGCTGATCGCGTGCATGGTGCCAACCTTCATACTTTTTAATCAGTTGCACGGCATCTTCAAATAAATCTGTCGAGTTAGCGTGCAGGGAGAAAAAGAGCCAGGCTGTTACAAACCATATCCTCATTTCATACTTTTTAGAAGTTCCTTAATATCTGTGCGCATTTCTTTCAAGTCAGAGCGCATGGATGTAAACTGTGTCATTGTAGCTTCGAATACTGCTTTGTCGAGCTTAATGGCGTCAATCTTCTCGTACTGGTCTTGGATTTTGAGTTCCAGTGCGGAGCATTTGACTGTCAATTCATTAATCTTTTGAGTGTTGTTTACGTGCTGCATATACATCGTTACCACGAATGAGAGCACGATTGCTAACGTCTTGAAGTTGTTTAATACAAATTCTCTGATCTGTGTCATTAGTAAGATTTAGGTTAAGGTGGATTAGGGTTATTGAATAAGATTGCAAAAGCATCTGTTATCGCTCGGATAAGTCCTTCGGCAGCCTGGGAGTCTTTCAATCCATAAAAGACAAGTCCGACAAGTAGCATCATGTAGACTATCCATTGAATTTTCCGGTAATCAACTTTCATCCTCATCTTCTTTAGTGATTTGTACAGGTACGGGAACGACCACATTAAACGTTACACTGGTGTTTGCCTCATTCTTTCCTTTGGGCTCACCTGAATGTTTGACCAGATAAATGTCCATCAGTGTTCTCGCTGCATTAACCGAGACGGCGCGTAAAGGTGCTGGTGATAGCTTGATTCCGAATTTATCTGTATAGGATGAATCAGCCGTTTCTTCCATAATCGCCTTTAGTGTCTCGGCTATTTGGAGTTTTACAGCTAACGTTTCTGTTTCATTATCTATTTCCTGCACCAGTTCTTTGATACGTGCCATTACTTGCGGACGGGCAAACACCTTTCGTGCTGCGACATACGCTTTCCCCGATTCGTCTTTCAGGACTTCCCGATAGCAAGCTGTATGTTTCCCGGCAAACTTCACCCCGCCGTTTACGAATAGCTGGCAAAGCTGTTCCTCTTGTGCTGTCAGTGGTAGCTTTTTATTTTCTTTTCCCATATTATTCTCAATCGTTGATAAAAGCCCGATATTTCTGGCTTTCCCAAGTATAGGTTTAAGGTTTTGCTTTAGGTTTTAAGATTGTGGGATTTTTCTGAATTAATTCTTCCATCAGTGCTTCATAAAACACATCTGCCATTGCATTTGCACAGTTTTCCGCGTCCGCCAATGAGTTTATCAGTCTCATATTAAACGAGATAGCAAGGTCATATCCTGTTATCGTCGCCATCATTTCATTTCCGTCATAATTCAGTACGCCATATACCATTTTCTCTGATGTCTTGAATGAAACAGTCTTTTCTTCTTCCATATCCTTGCCCTTCCTTAGATTTTAAAGTGTAACCGTGTCTTTTCCGTAGTTTGAAGGTTTGCACCGACACCGCTATTGTTCCTTAAACGATTGGAACATACAATAGCCACATTGAGCGTTGCAGTAACATCCGCACCTGCATCATGCGCATCATCCAACTCGAGACCTAGCCTTTCAGCTATCAGTTCAAGTTTATAGGATGTCATAGTCGGATCGTTCGCAAAAGCGAGTCGTCCCAAATCAATGGTATCAAGATATTTAGGCTGGAAGTTCCCATAGAAATCATAGTGTCCGGCAAAAACTTTCTCAAATTCTTTCATCAGCCCCGCATAACACATTAATTGTTCCAGAAAGCCGATGTCAAACGTAATATTCTGCCCGATAAGGATAGGTTTCGTTTGTCTGCCGTTGGTAAGCGTTGCCCGTTTGCCGAAGTCTATCACATCACGGGCAATCAATTTCAAATCTGCTCCTTGATTATATAAGGTATCCATAGTGATTCCAGAATACGTGAGCGCTTCGGGCTGGTATTCCATCAGTTTTGCTTCTTCTTGCAGTAATTCCTGTTTAGTACGGAGCATCTTTCGTTTAGGTACTCCGCCAATATCCTGTTTTTGATAGGGTTGGAAGTACTTCACATATCTGTCGAATATCTTCCAGGTATCAAATCTTATTGCTTGCATGGCTAACTGGGTACAGGCATGTTTTATGCAATCCAGCCCAGAGGTTTCAAAGTCCAGTCCAATGCCGGTATATATTTTAGGTTCATTTTTGGGTGCTGCCATATTCTGATTTTTCTTGGTTTTCTGATGATTGGTTAAGTGTAAATAATCGGGAAGTCTTATAGGTGTTCAGGCTGTTGCCACCACTGTAGTCGTTAAACTTGACTATTGCTGAAACGATGATTATCTTATCTTTGATATTCCGGAGCTCCGCCTTGTTTTCTGTGTAGAAATCATTCCAGCACACCAATTTGATAGTGTCGTTGTTTTGCTGGAGATGCAGCTTACAGATATGCTTCTTTTCTCCTGTCTTTTTATCCTTATAAGATATTTCTTCCATTTCCGTCACGGTAGCACAAAGAGCTATCTTTTTGCCTTCGCTATCGGATAGTAAAGCATTATGAACGGTTGAATAGGATGCCCTTCCTTTGAACTGATGACGACAAAAGGAATTGTCAAATATTCGTTTGTAGTCTACTTGTCCGATACCACAGACCTCTATTTGCTGCATACTCCAAAAGTAATGCTGGTTAATCAGATTGCCCGGATAGTCTTCTGACGGAATTTTGAATCCAAGTTCCGCAGCCGCTTTCTCCAATATGGAAAACCGTTCAACGACAGACCTGACTTCATGTGCTTTATCAAAGCATCCTGCAAGAATCAGGTTCTTTACATGACGCGCATTAACAGGTACCCGTATCGTTTCCTGCTCATTATCTGCATCATCCCAGTATTCATACCTCTTCAGTTTGTACTTGAAAACACGATGCACAAAATTCTCTACCGATTTGAACGGACCGCCTTTGGTACGTTCGTTAATGATGTACTGTACCGCTTTGGTCCCCAGCATCTTTATTTTTCCCAGTGACCAGAAGATTTCATTTGATTGGTAATCTGTGAAAAACTTCTCTCCTGAAAGGTTAATATCGGGCGGGACTACTTTCGCAGAGCTACATTCTTCCATTTCCGACATGATAAGCGGAAGTTCCTTGTCGTCTGCCCATTGTAGAGCAATGGTGTAGAAGGCAGTCGGATAATTAGCTTTCAGCCAAGCACCAACGTAACTTGTGATGGCATACGCGGTTGCGTGGCTGGAGTTAAACAGGTAGCCTCCACCAGCTTCAATCATCTTCCATATCTCTTCAGAATCTTCTTTGGGACATTCTTTCGCCTTGGCTCCTTCCATAAACTTATCTTTCATATCATGAATCTTATCTACTTTCTTTTTGGATATAAGCTTGACTAATTTCACACCATCTTCAAGGCTAAAGCCACCTACCTCACGAGCCATTTGAGCTAATTGTTCTTGATATACCAAAACACCATAAGTCGTATTTAATGAGTTGTATATTCCCCATAGATAAACCGGAGCCACATTACCTTTCTTACAATCCAGGTACTTTTGCGTTGAACCTGATTCCAATGTAGCCGGACGGTATAAGGCATTTGCCGCAATCAAATCATTGATGCAGTCAGGTTTCATATCCATTAAGAATTTAGTCATTCCGGCAGAACTAAACTGGAAAACGTTTTGAGTAAATCCTTTGGAGAGTATGCGATAAGTTTTCTCATCATCCAGCCCGCTACGAACAAGTCCCTCAAAAGTTATCCCAGCTTTATACACCCGGTTACATTCTTCAATCACCGATTGTATTTTAGTTAGTTCCTTAATTCCCAAACAGTCATTTTTCAACAGTCCCGTTTCGTCAATGGAGTATCCGTCTAGTTCCGATACAAGTATATCATCCACTTTCTTGATAGGTGTATAATCGAAACACTCCATATCTTCACCGTCTTTAGAACTTGGTGTCACGATGATTGCCGAAGCATGAACGGAAGCCGAACGAGGTTGTCCCATAAGTCCCCGTATGTCCTCGATAATCTGCGGATAATCCTGAACGAACTTATTCACTTTCTTGTTGGTTGCTGCCAGCTTGAACAGGTCCGTCCAGCTCATGTTATCATCTTCGAAAATGGCTGTGATGTAATTCACATAACTGACAGGAACTTTATGTACCCGACACACATCTTTCAGTACCGCTTTGAGTTTCATGGTGGAATACGTTCCAGCAGAAAACACACGTTGCTTTCCTTCTGTATTGTACCTACGTTCCAAGTATTCCTTTATCTCCTGACGCAGGTTCGAAGCGAAGTCGATATCCACATCAGCGAGCGAACCCGCATCGCCCTGTCTGAACCCATTGCCGGTCAGGCAATCCAATGCCTGAACCGGTATTTGTGTCTGTTTAAACTGCACACTTTCAACAACCATAAACCGTCTCGTTAAGTGTAAATACCAAATCCCTGTTATCAAAGATGATGTCGTCTCCCAGCTTTAATTCATCAGCATACACAATCATGCTGTGCCCTTCGCGCATCACCCGTAGCTTGGCATCTTTGTCAATGACATACGCCTTGCCATTCGCTAACGTAACCTGTACAATCTTAGTGGACTCCATTCCGCCAACTATGATCGTCACTTCATCCGGGTAAAGTCCCGCACGTTCGGGAAGCAGGAAACGTTCAAAAAGTAAATCGTATTTAATAGGGTCAATCAGTGTAATCCCCAACAGATAGAGCGCCAGGGAACCGCCGGCAGAACCACGACCGCATCCGACAAGAATCCCCTGTTCACGTGCCCAATTCACCGTATCATATTGTACGAGCAGATAATCGACGTTATCTGTCGATTCGAGAATATAGATTTCGTAGTCCAGGCGTTTACGGTACTCATCCTCATGTCCGGCGGGAACCAGCTTCTTGAATCCTTCTTCCAATAAGGCAAGGAACATCTTATGCCTGTTCCCATATTTCTTCTTTTCTTCCTCTGTCATATCATACTGCGGCATGAAGTTCCTATCCGTCTCATAACGGGCAACCGCTCCTTCGGCTATCTCTACCGTATGAGCGCACATTCTTTCAAACAGCCGGTCCAGTTCCCATTTATTCCCGTCGAAGAGAGCGCTGAACGTCGCATAGTGTTCGTCGATGTCTTTAAAATACTGGTCTTCACTTTGTTCATGTGCTGCTCCAGAAGCTATTTTATTCAGGATAATCTTGTTGCGTGCGTCGTCCTTGTCCAAATAATAAGTATCGCAAAGCAGGATAGGCTCTATCAGAAAAGTACCCGTTTGAGCCTCATAGAAATTATCGAAAAAGAACTTAGTCGCCTTCAATACCTCAACATCAATACGTTCGGCTTTATATTCGCTCAAATCTACCTGATAGAAAACCTGTCCAAACGCGATCTTCATAGCCTGGAGAATATGAGCGTTCCTTTTCATCCAGCAGGAAGACAGTTTCCCCAGCACCAATACATTTCCTTCCCCGTGTGTGAGCAGTCCCTGGAGTGATAATGTACGGTTGTCCGAATCCACCATGATTTCTTTCTGGATACGCAGCAGGTTTCTCATTCCCCGCTGGGTTTGCGCATAAACTTTCATCTCCACCTTTTCTCCTTCATATTCCAGCTCCAGCGTATAACCGAAAATATGCTTCATCTCATAATTGGCACATTCCTTTTGCAGATTAAGCGTGGCCGCCATTGTATTCCTGTCACATATTCCCAGTGCCGTATGTCCCAAGTATCTGGCTTTTCGCACCCAGTCAGTTATATTTCCGCTGCCATTCAGCAACTCAAAGGGGGTATGTACGCCCAAATTGACAAATGGCACATCCATTTTACAGGGTTGCCGTACCCCCGTATATTTGAGAATATTAAATCTGAATTCTTCTTTGAGGTTGAAATAATACCAGTTGTCCCCGAAAGGGAATGCTACATAAAATATCCCTTCCGCAATCAATACATCCGGGTTCTCCATCAGGTTAAACTGGAGAACTTCCGTTCCCCGGAAAATAGATTTTATTTCTGTCAGGTCAGCTACATATACCTTCCCGAATCCTTCGATTTCCACTACTTCATTATCAAACTGTTTAAATGAAATCTTGTTGGCATCCAGCCACTTGATTAATTCTTTCATTCCTGAACTTTTAAAAGTCGGTACTCTGCCGGAGTCCTGAGCCTGTGTGAGAAGATGTCGTCTATCTCTTCACGGCTCAAGTCCTCCCAATCTTTCTTGGCGTCCGGTATATCCGCAATCAATACCCGGAAGTAAGCATTCAATTCACCGGCTGTCTTTTTTATGGCTTCAACAGCATCTCCGTCGTATCCCAGTATCACGGTCTTTACCCCTTTAGCTTGCAGCTTGTATATCTGCGTCCGGGAGATCTTCTTTCCGAAGGTGGCGACCGCGGCCATAGATTCATTGTCATATAATTCTTTTTTTCTTGTTAATGCTATCACGTCAAATATCCCTTCCGTGATAATTACCGTTTGAGTAACGCCTTCAACCACTGCATCATAGTTATATAGTAATTTTACGAAGTCGTTCTCTGTCGAGTTCCTGAAGCGCAGTATCCGGTATCCGCCCTTGCGGCTTACCCGGCTGTTATGCCTGTCTATCTCGTCCTTGCTCCAGGTGTGCCGTGAGACATATCCCACAATATCCCCTTCGTCAATGACAGGAAAGATGACATAAGCGTCATACCTGAAATTCAATCCCCTTGTCGTTCCCACCTGAAAGTATTCGTAGTCGTCAAAAGTGAATCCGCGAGCCTTCAGGTAAGGATGAGTAAAGCATCTCCGGTAAAATCCGGGCAATTCCACCACACCCAGCGCATCATCTATTTCTTCCCCTTCTTCCAGCGGAAAAAGCAGGCTGGTAGCCAGCCTTGCGTCAAGATCGGTCGTGGGAGCCACCATCAAGTCCTGTCTGCCCAGAAAGTCCAGCAGTGCTTCCAGAGAGAACGTCGAGTATCTGCAACTGAAGCAATGCGACATGAACGGCTTTTTCCTTACCGTCTGCTTACCGATGTAAATTCCATACTTGCCTTCTTTGCCACAACAGGGACAACGGGCAATCAGGTTCTTTCCCGCACCATCCGGCTTTGCGTCCAGTTCCTTGGTCAGTTCCCGGATCAGAAAATCTGTATCGCTTCGGGATAGGGATTGTGCCATTGTTCATTTACCTTTTCAAGTTCATACTTCGCTGTGCATCATAAAACACTTCATTGTCGTAGTCCGTTGCTATCTTCACCGTTTCCCCTTTCTTGAAGAACCGGGCTTTGGCGACATGAAGGCGCATTACGTTCTCCTTTCTTTCAGCCGAAGACTGGTTCATCGTTATCAAGTGGGTACAGGGGCGTGCGAGCCCTTTGCTTTCCGAACAGTTGTATTCCGTGAGCACATTATTCTCATCATTCAGCCAGTCCCGATTTTCAATCGTTGCCTGATACGTTACCACCATCCACACCCTTTCATCCGCCGCCAAGTCTTTGAGGTCATTCGCCACAGCAATACGCTTGCTTCTTTCATGGTCTTCCCCCCAGTTCCTCCGACTGGCGTCAGTCAGCAGGTCCATCGAATCAATGATGATAATGTCAGGGGAGCGATTGTACAGCTTCCTGTATTCCGCTATCCCGTTCTTGATATCCAGCGTTGAGATGCGACTGTTGAAACGGGGAAAGGAACGTACGGTGATGCTCCCTTTGTATTCCGCTACCTGCTGCTCGAAGAACTTCATCTCCGTATCCGAAATCTTCCCGCGTTCAAAATAAAAAGCATTTTTGCTGATTAATCCGCCCGAGTAAGCGTCCAGTGCTTCTTCTTCACTGCCTTCCAGCTGGAAGTGCAGTATGTGAAGGCCGTCGTCGATGTTAGCCCGAATACCGATATGCTTGGCAATATGCGACTTACCCACACCGGTGCTGGCGAGAAAACAAGTCAGCTGCCCGCGCAGGTTCCTGCCACTATTCATCTCATCCAGGTCAGGAATATAGAAGCGTGTTACAGGAGCCAGCGGGGAATTCAAGCTGTCAATATCCTTCTGCCGGTTTTGGTAGAAACGTTGTGTAAATGTCTCCGCCACATTGACAAAAGCGGTAGATTTGAGTGTAAAGCCCGACAACCATTCCGCATACTCTTTAAGTTTCGCTTCCGCTTCCGGTTGCCTGCTCTGGTTATACAGTTTGCCCACTTCCGAATAGACCATCTGTAAACGCACTCCCTTGATATAGGCTTCCAGCATATCCAGCAATACTTCCCGGTTCATTTCTTCCCCGCATTCCTGGAACGTATTCACCAGCTCCATCGCGTCATAGTCAGTATGAAAAAGCTGGCTGAGTACGGCGTATGAAGGCGGTTCCTTATAATTCCGGTAGTGGTTGGAAAGAGCCAGGAGTATTTTCTGAAACGCCCTGTCCGGCAGGTACTCTTTCTTCACGTGCCTTGCCACCACGCCACAAATCGTTTCCGAACGCAGCGCAGCGGCAAAGAGCTCGTAAAGGAACTCTACGCTCATAGGGTTCATTCCATCCTTCAGCATTTCCCGGTTGCTTTAAATTCCGCCACACGGATGCGGTAGAGTTCCGGGTAGACAGAGCGAGTTCTTTGCTCACAGGCGGCAGCTTTTGGACATGCCGTACAGACAGGAGAAAAGGGTGTCCAGAGCAATGTCGATGCACCACAGATGTAGTACCCCAATAGCGTTCCCAACATCCTTTTCTTTGTCCGGTCCTCATACTGCGGATAGATGAACTTAGCCTGCGGATGACAACTGCGGTCACGTATAAGTTCGCACAACATCTCACGGCTTAGTTCATTTCTTTTAAGCCACTGGTCCTGGTAGTAACGCACTTCCCGTTTCATTCCGGCGAAACGTCTGAATGCGCGCTTTCCAAAGGAATGGGACACTCTCCAATGGCTTTTGTAATCTTCTCCGAAATAAGAAACCGCATACGCCTGACACACGCAATAGTCCACAACGCGTTCGGTGTCCGGACAGCCGGAAGGTTCCAGCCTGCCAAGACAGGAAGCAACCGCACGCCGTGCGGCAGCACTTCCGGTGAACTTAAATGCGGGGAATACCCGTTTCATCAGGAAGGTGAACACCTTTATCGTTTCTTCAATCTTCTTTTCGTTTTCCATCACGTGTTATCAATTCTTTGAGTTTCTTCTTTGCCAGGAATATGCGGCTCTTTGTCGTTTCCAGGTTCCTGGTTTTCAGGTTTCCCATACGGTAAAGCATGTCACATATTTCTTCCAGTTTGTAGCCTGCCACCTGAAGGAGAAGGGCGTTCCGGTACATCGGGCCTATCTCTTCCAGGGCTTCCAGCACTTCATCACAATACAGATCCCGGTAATTGTCAAGTGTCACATCTTCCATACTGAAGTCCTTCTCGTCTGAACTTTCCGTAAGTTGCTCCAATTTTGTAGCACCTATATCCCCTTCGCGTTGGAAACGGGCGTTCTTCCTTTCCAGGTCAGCCAGCATACGTACAGCCACCGAATAAATCCATGTCTTGACTTCACGTTTGGGATCGTAAGAGGCGACATACCTGAAGAAGTTAATCAGCACTTCATTGTAGTTGTCGGCTATATCATCCCTGGCATGAGTGTACTTGATGCAGATATGATAAATCAGGTTCTTGTACGGATATACATATTTGTAAAACAGTGCCGTACGGGTCTGTATGGACTCTTCATCATACAGGTAAGAGGAACTATCTGCCTTTCTCATAGTGACTGCTTTTAAGTGACAGAGAAAAATCTGTAGCAGTCCATTCATTGAAATAAAAGTTGTTTTGCATCATCAAGTCCGTTTTAGATTCTGTATTTGCTGACATAATACTGGAATAGCCAGAAGGCGTCCGCCTCATTATCATCCAGCGGCAAGCGGTTGAAACGCGCGGTGTATGCCTGTTTCATATCATCCTTGCTTGCGTTCCCGTTTCCTGTAGCGTACTTTTTAAGTACCTTCGGATTCACAAATTCCGGTTCGGGCAGGTCGAGCTCGTCACATACGCAAAGCAGCACGCCCCGGAACTCGGCAAGCTTGCGCATGTCGAAGAAATGGTTATTCACCGATACGTCTTCCGCTACAATTCTTTGTATGCCGTGCTCACGGATAAAAGCTGTCAGCGTATCTTTCAGAGCCAGGTGCTGTTTGTTACCGTTCCGTCGTTTACCTTCCGTAAAGTTCCATGTCCCGGATTCATGCACACTGAAATACCCGCAATGGGTGGCAATGTCAAGAGCCAGGATATGTTCCCGTTTCAGCTCTTCGGTTTCTTGTTTCATAGTGATTATTGGTTTAGGTTATTGATACAGGATTTCCCGTCCTGTTTGTTGATTATAAGTTTATAAGGATAGCTCTCGCTGATATTCCCATGGGAGACGACAAGTGCGGTGACGCCCAACTTGTTCAGCGCACCGAACATGCTTGCCAGCCCGTCTTCATCTACCGGAGCCAGTATTTCATCGAGACACAGCAGGTCAAGCCCTTTATCCCCTTCACAATTGCCGTTCACCAGCTTCTGCATGGCAAGTATTGTCGCCAGGTTTACCCGGCACTTTTCACCTTCCGAGAATTTACCGAATGAACCGCAGTCCACACCGTCACGCAGCAGGGAAATGGAAATTTTCTCACGTACCTTACCGCTTTTAAGCACTGTATATCCGTCGAAACGGATGCGGATGTCGCTGCCGATGTTACCAAGAAACTCATTGGTGACCTTTGCCAGTGCTGCAATCTTGGTATTAGCCAGGAATGACTTAAACTGCGAAAAGACTTCCGCTTGCTGTGCCAATGCTTTCACCTGCTTTTCCAGTTCCTGCTTTCGGGCAACCGCAGCGTTGGACTGGGTGCGGTATTCGTTCAAGGAAGACTTCAGGCTGGTGATGACCGTATCGTCAGAGGATTCCTTCAGTTCCCTGATTGTCTTTTCCAGTACCAGCGTTGCGTTTTCTGCCGCACTGATCTCTTCGTTCTGCCCGCTTATTCTCCGCTTAATACTCTTGTACGCATCGTCGAGAAGTGAGAAGGCTTCATCAAAAACCTTCCTGCGGATGCCGTCCAGTTCTGCCTGCATGGAATTGATTGACCGGAATGTCTTTTCCCTGTACTGGTTTGCCTCATCCTGTAAACCGATGGCTGTCCGTCTTTTCTTCTCCGCGTCCTGAAGCTTTTCCTCCCAGACAGTATTTTGTCCGGTTAGCAGACGTTTGCCGGTATGGATATTCCGTTCCGCTTCTTCCATGTTTTTCGATTGGCTGCGACAATCAGACAACAGGTTATCCAGTTCATTTCTTTCCGATTCTTTAGCCTTTACCTGTTCATGCGCCGCCTTCACATCGAAACTCTCATCCGACAAGATGAACCGGTGATGACAGGCCGGGCATGTGATTGTACCCGCCAGCTTATTCTTCAGATTCTCGATAACGGCAGAAAGAGTAGTCTTTTGCCTGCCCAGTTCAGTGATCCGTTTACTTAGTCCTGTAATCTGCTTGTCCATGCGTTCCAGTTCACCATCGTATCCGCTCACCTTCACTTTGAAATTTTCAGAGAAAGCACGGTATTCTTCCAGCAAGGAACTGCGCATCCTCGTCACCTCATGCAGCTTCTTTCCCGCTTCATCCAGTGCCGTATCCCAAGCCGAGAGTTCCTTGCCCAGCTTTTCGATTTTTTCTTTCTTTTCCGCTACTATCCCGTTCCAGTCGGAAAGCACACCGCAATGTAACGGAGCCAGCAGGCCGGTAATTTCTTCAAGACATTCCCCGATCGAGAACTCGCTGTTTTCCAGTTTCTGCAACCGATTGTCCGCTGCTTCAACTTCTGAATAAGAAGCTTTCAGTAAGACAATTTCTTCCCTGCAATCCCGTATCAGGGAGCGTTTCTCACCGATGCTCTTTTCCATATCCGCCATTCTTTCGGTTTGGGTCCGGGCTTTCTCCCGGGCAGTGTTCTCTTCTTTAAGAATCTGTTCGGTCAGCATTTCAATCCGCCCGTCCAGTCCGGCAACATCAAGCTCTGTCTGATGCAACGTTTCTTCTATCGGCGCCTTGTCTGCCAATACCTGTTCAATAGCAATATCCACAAGGCTGGCATTGGAGAAGCGGTTGATGATTTCTTTCTTGTCCTTGTCGGAACTGGAAAGGAAGTCCTGGTACTTGTGCTTTGAAAGCAGAAAGTTATTATACAGTTCATCTTTTGTTATTCCCAGCTTTTCAAGGATATATTTGTTATAGGCATCCACGCTGGGGCATACCGCTTCATCCGTCGTGACCGTTTTGCCTCCCCGCTCAATCCGGCATTCCACCGCAGAGCCCCCTTTGCGAAGTATGCAGCGCCGGACAGTAAACACTTCATCAGAGGCATCATTGAAGAATTGCAGGTAAATCCTGCACTCATCCGCCTCGTCGTTAATAATCTCTTCATTCTTCACTTTGCGGAGCGGTGCTCCTATAATGCCCAAGGCGATACATTCGATCAGTGCGGACTTGCCGGAACCGTTGGAACGCTGGCTGTCATTGTCCAGGTTATTGCCGAACACCAGTGTGGTAACACCCTGATTCAGTGTATAATGCAGATTACTGAAGGAGCAGATGTTTTCGGCGCATATATCATTCAGTTTCCACATGATGTACGGGTTTAAGGTAAGACAAACCCAATTCTTTGCTGATTCCTTTCTCGGTACAGAACTGGCAGTAATTATCACGTATCTTCCCACCGTCGAACTTTTCAAACAACCCGTTTTCGGTTGCTTGGGTGGCATGAAGTTCTTCGGTGACGATCTCGACTTTTGTCGCGCCGGCTTCCAGCAGTCTGCTCTTGTCGATGGAAGAGGCAGCAGTTTCACTGCCATGGACACGTACTTTTACCTTGTACCTGCCGTCTTCCTTCAGTTCTTCAAGGCGGTCGGTCAAATGAATGTCCAGCTTGTCTTCCGGTATGTCAAGTACCATATAACGCTGATTGGCACGGTTCTTTATAAACTCTGTGGTTCCGTCCGTGTAGAGAATGGTATAGCCTTTCTCCTCGTCTTCACCAAAATTGTGCTGGCGAGCCGAACCTATATATTCGATATGGGGAGCCACCGTACAGCGGTTGTGGTAATGTCCTACAAATACCTTGTCAAAGTTTCCGAAGATATTGGCAGGCAGTTCCCTATCAGCTGGATGGGAAAGCGCATTGTTTATGCCTTCATGGATATAGAGGTAGTTAAGCTTGTCTATATTAAGTTCATTTTGAATGACTTCATCCAGCTTTGTTCTAAAGCTTCCGTCTTCCGGAAAATACGGAATGACATGAAGGGAAAAACACCATTCAGGATTTGAGAGAGTGTGGTATTCGTCAATCACCAGCACATTGTCGTGTTGGTCGAAGATATGGCAATAGCCACGAACGGCTTCCAGGTTTACTAAATCATGATTGCCGTTTGCGAGAATGACATCCATGTTCATACTCCGGGCAGCTAACAGGGCATCATGTACAGCCAGCAGTACATCCAGCGTCTGTGACGAACGGGAAAAGAACAAATCTCCGCCCAGCACAATTGTTTGTATGCTCATGCGTTTGCAGACCGACAAAGCCTCGTTCCAGTTCAGGGAAAAGTCCGGAATGTTATCTTTGGATATATGTATGTCATTGAGCAGTAACATACAGGGTTCTTTTGGATTCATAAGGGTATAAGTTAGGAAGGGAAAGGCATTTGGCCTCTCCCTTACAGATGGGTACTTTATGAAAATTAATCGCTTATCTTCTGCGTCTTGCGGCAGATTCTCCCGAGGCAGTTTCCGCAGCGGCGGAGGATTCTCCGGCAGCAACAGTTTCCTCGTTTACCGGTTCTTCGGTCCGTTCACCTGATTTCTGCATCTCCTGTTCAATCATATCCAGGAGCATTTGGTTGGTAGTGGTACGGGTAACACGGACACCCAGTTTCTCCTGCTCGACAAAGCTGCGGATCATGCCGCGCAGTTCCTGGCCTTCTTCCGTCTTATCGCCCAGGGATTGTGCCTGCAATTGTTCAAAACGGTCGAACAGCATATCCAGGGATAATGTACCGCCTTCCGCGTTCTCTTTTGCATCCTTATTGCGCTTGTCAAACGAGAATGAACTGATATCCGTCTTTGGAAGTTCTGCTTCCAGCGTGGCAATGGCTTCTTTCATCTCATCCGTGTCCATTACCTGCAATCCGTATTTGGTATCGCATTGTTTCAGGAATTCAACACCGGCACCCAGCTGGTAACGTGTATAGCGCAAAGCCACTTCCGGCAGCCTCGGGGTATTCATCAGCATAGTCAGTTCCTCAATGCTCAATTCGTCCGGGTCGGATTCATTGTCGATACTGATGACATATTCCGTTTTCTGCCCGTTCTTTTTCTTCTCAATTTCAACCGGATAAGCATCCTTGACCGAAGAAACCGGACACGGATATTTAGGATTTTTAGCCAGTTTCTTTTGCCAGAGTTTGAACTTACGGTCATCAAGTTCCTTGTATTGCGAATGACTCAGGGTAAGCAACTGGGCGCCTTTGGCACGCTCGTTCATATCCAAAGCGTACATGACGTGTACATAGCTGAATTTCAGTCCGCCGCCAAAACTTCCGCCTGCGATTTTTTCCGCCAATTCCTCGTCCCCCAAGTCTTTTGCGGCAGCTATTGCCAGTTTGCGGTACGTGTCAATAATGTCAAGTGAAAATCCTGCATCGGTAGCGCGTACTGCCGTGGAATAGGCGTACTGTTTTTTACCCGACGCCGTTGGCTTTTCGATTTCAAGCAGCATTTGATGCACGGGATACTCGTAACTCTTGCGGCTGGTAGTTCCGTCCGCTGACGGGGCAACCGGGAGAATACGCAACTTGTACGTGCCCAGCTTGTCCATCCTGAAAAATTCTGTCCTGGCAAATGATTTGTTTTCTTCCGCAGTCCGTATCTGCGCTTCCTGATAAGTTTCCTGTGAACCCAGGAAAAGGTTCTCCAGATTGTCCACGGATACAGTGGTGGCTGCATCCTTACAGTTTTGTTCCTGCATGGTAATGGTTATTAATGAAAATACCGAAGAATATGGACTATAAGTACGGCTGTTCCGGTTTCATATTTTACTGACCGCACTCTCAATTTACAATGTTGGCAATGGGGAAAGTGAAGTGTTTCTTTCGCCCGGGGTGCCCGATCAATTCATTTGACTGCAAAGATATAAGGTTCTTCCCAATACGCCAAGAGAGTTGAAATATTTCTTTAAATACGGGAATCAAGTCATTGATTATCATTCGGTATCAAAACGCTTTTTAAATCATTCTTAAATAATAGTTGTTTATATTTAAGAATTTTCTTTTGGTTGCGTGCAATGAAAGCTTCCATTTTTTTCTTTCTGACGGACTCATAATACTCTTTCCTGCCTTCGGTCAGCAGCTTGGGTCTTTTACAGTAAAGCCCCGTAGCGGCGTACTCATTCATGCACCGCCGGAACTTGGGCTTTTTATAGGTAGGGTCTCTTGATGCCTTGCATACCAGTTCGATGACTTCCGCTTCAGGGTGGGGAAATGATTTGTCCTTATACCTCTGCATGATAATACCGTATGCTACCGGCATCTCATATTTGAGCAGAAACCCCAAGCGTGTCTGCTCGAAAGGGTACTTTTTACAGGTTCCTTTGGGACGGCCTTGTTCGAACTTTCTTTTGACCGGCCCCGGGGGAATGTATTTCGTCTGCCGGCCGCCTCTTACTCTTTTCGCTTTTGTCATCTGCCTGGATTGTTGGTTCTACATTTGTTTCCGTCACTTTGGACTTTTTCTCAGTCCGGTAAGCCAACCGGGAAATCTCCCGGCGGCTGTCAATGTCCTTTTGAATATTTATTTTTCTCATAATTAAATTGTTATGTCATATAGGTAAAATTTACATTTGTATTTACGTTATACCATCCGCTTTCGAAGATTTGCATACTGCGGCTTCCACCGTTAATCAGGAAAGTGGTTCCGCGATTGTATTTGGCATCGTCATTCCAGTCACAAAGCGTTGTCCTGACACCAAACGCCGGAGCTGATATGTCATTGGGAAGCACCGCCACCGTACCTCCCATATTACCGCCATCCCGGCGTGCCGTATTTATGACTCCCTGGATACAAACGATGTTGCCGATCTGCCTTACAAACAATCGGCTTGTATCGGTGCCGTTGCCGGAGTTCGCCATCTGTCTCCAGCCGGTATCTGTCAATTTGGGTTGGTATTCAGGTGCATAGGCAGCTCCCAGTTTATTGCAAACCTGCTTTTTTGCATCTGCATTCGCCAGCAGAAGGTCTGACAACTTGCTGTCCTTTCGTAGATAAGTGTCTTTGACGTCCGCTTTGGAAAGCACATCCAGTTTATCCCGGAGAACCTTCTGTGCGTCGGCTGAACTTTTCCCTTGCGTAACCAGATAGTCTATATAGTCCTGAAAAACCGATGCGGTAACGGGGAACTTTTCGTCCGCATCACTTCTGGAATAGACATTTAGGTTACTGGCGATACATCTTTGTTCTTCCTCGGTGTATCCTTCCAGCAGACGTCCGGCTTTCTTTGCCAGTTCCTTTCTGACGTGTGACAGCAGTACATAGCCTTCCACTTCGGCATGCGACAGGTCATCCTTATCCACATAAGCAAAGCTGCCTGTTTTGATATCTTCCAGCTTTTGTCTCATCTCCGGGGTAAAGACAACACCGGTATATTCATTTTCAGCATCCAGTTTTTGGGCAAGCAGTTTGTCTACTTCCACCGTTGAATAAACACTGATATTCTTTCTTGCCAATGTCCTGTCCGCCAAGTCGGAAAGGTTTTCCGCCTTTGACAACTTTAATGCTCCGGTTCCTTTCTTCTCCGCATCCAGATTGTCACGTACATCCGCCTGCTTCTGTGCTTTCAGGGCAGCCGCCTGTTCAGCAGTCATCCCGTTTACTTCATCAGCGGTCAACGACACAAGTTCCAGCAGGTTGCCTGATACTTTAAGAAACAAGCTGTCAGCCTGTCCTTTAGAATAAATATCCAGTGAACCCCGTGCCATAGCTATATCTGTAAGGTCGGAGAGATTGCAGGAAGCCGTCAGTTTTTCTGCCAGGGCATCCTTCACCTGTACTGCGGTTACAAAGCCGTTGTTCCCGTTTTCAATGTCTCCCGAAGATATACCTTCCAGCTTTTCCTTGAGTTTGGTTGTAAAGTCCTCTGTAGAAAGCTGTTTCCCATGAATGGAATCCACCTTTTTATCTAAGGCTTCCGTAAAATCATTCCGGTTTACATAGGTTTCCGACAGGCTGGTTCCGTCTATTTTTAAGTCTCCCGTGATATTGACGAATCCTTTAGGCAACAGGTTGATATTGCCCGCTGTGTTGGTAACTGAAAAGTCAGGGTTTTTATCGGAAGTAAATCCGACAGATGCCAGTTCATTGCCTTTTAGATCAGTGAAACAAACAGAGTTTACCTGTCCGGAGTCGGAAGCCAGGGTAATACCTTTCCCCAAAACGGTGAATGATCCGTTGACTTGTACCTCTCTGGCTTTTCCCCTGACGTGTAACAGGGGAACGGCAGTCTGTTTGCCGTCAAATACACGGAAGTCCCGGAACTTGTTTGTTCCATTTCCTGTAGTATTGACATCTATCGCACCTTCATCAGTATCATCAAGGATATTATTAAGGGCATTCTTTTCTAGCTGGAGCGAGCCGATGTATGCACTTCGACTGGAAGCATGAGGATAAGTAATTCCGTTCTCATCTATCCGCGCCATTTGCTTCCCGTCTTTGAGGAAGGATATGGAACCGTCAGTCGAAATACAAATCTCGCTAACCAACAACCCGTTCAGATAAGAACCAAAGGAGGCGGCTTTGTCCTGTTTTACCAGTTGCCTGAAAGAATATCCTGAAGGGGAGACTACCGATATGGCGGTCTTGGACTCCAGTCCTTTTTCGGCAGTCAAACTTCCGGTGACGACCAAATCTTTTTTAAGGGTCTGTTTACTGAAGGGAGTATCCAATAGGACAGCATACTGCCCGATAAACTTATCAAGGAAACGCGGGGCGTAAGCCTTGGTAACCTCAATGAAGACGGGAACTTTGCCTGTCAGCTCATCCGCTGTTGTCGGCAGCAAGTTACTTCCTGTACACAGGTAGTTGTTACGTCCCTGCTTGTTCACGTCTCCGGCATAAACCACCGTGTCGGTGCCGTTCTTTTCATAGATATAGTAGGGAAACGCAGCTGTATTGCAGCCTTCAAAGTAACGGACTTTGCCGTTTATCCAGACATAGCCGGAAGAAACGGTATTTCCGGTGACCTCACAGCCGGAGACGATAAAATTCTCACAGCCGCTAAAAATGGCTGTCATGGAGAGCGCCAGTTCTTGCAGGTTCAGTATGTCATCCACATAGGTATATCTTCCTCCGGTCGATGCAACGTATTCTTTCATAGGATATAATCAGGTTAAGGTTAATCAGGGGATATTTCTGTCCGGTCTATTTTTATCAGGTATGTTTTACCCGCCACTTTATAGGTATTGATAACAAAGGAAAGCATATAAACGAATTCTTTCTCCGGTATATTGATTTCAGGAACAAGTATCATAAAACTCACCTTATTGACCGACTTCTCTTCGGTGAGATAATGTAATTCCCTTGGTCTCTCTTCCGGTCGGATTACAGCGGTTACTTCTTCCAGGTTGTACCACACAGTAAAGGGCTTGCCGTCCGATGCGTTCTCGTGGTAAATATCTGCTCCGAGCGGGATACCTTCCGAAATCCGTATCTTCTCACCGCCATGCTTCAGGCAGGTACCGAACTTGTGGTTCAGGTACCACTCAAAGTACATGACTTGTGATGTCATACGTGCCTCAATATGCTTTTCCGCAGCAAAGGAGCAAAACTTTTCGTTCAGCGTATGCAGCGGCCATACCAGGCTTTGCAGGAAAAGGATATACTTCCTTCCCGAGAGGTAATACGGCACCAGCCTGTTTACCAGCCTGTCCGTAGACAATTTGTATCGGTTTGCTTTCATCCTTCAACGATTAGTTTGATTGCCTGCCGGAATGTTGGCAGGTCCTGTTCTTTGCCCGTAGCGGAAGACTGCTTCATAAAACCGGAAGATGTTTTTGCCGTACGTCGGACCTTCCTAGCCGGGAGAAGATTACCGTCCGTATCGTAGGAAGCGATAAAGATTCCCTGTTCCGGTGTTGCTTCCTCGTCGATATAAACATCCGTCACATGCTCAACGCTACGTACAGCCTCGATGACGGAAGACACATAGATGGACGAGTCGAAAGGCATCTGCATGATGTATTCATCCAACTTTTCCTCTATCTTATCGTATATCTCGCTTTCCGGTATGCCACCGTCAAAGAATACGCTGATACGCGGGATAAGGATATCCCCTTCACGGCTGATTACCTCGATCCGTGTTCCGGCAAACTTCATTTTATTGATATAGGCATTGACAGGAACCAGTTCCGATACGGGCAAGGGTGCCAAATGTCCTTTCTCACCGACGGCAACTTTAAGAATCAGTTTGCTGTCCAGGTTGGTATCATCCGTACTTTCGATGTAAGATACCTGCGTGATGATTCGTTTTGTCTCGTCAACATTGGCATACCCGAATGCCAGACCATCTTTCCGGACAGTCAGTTCATCCCCTTGCTGGTATTGGAGCAGCGCATTGGCATAGTAAGTGGGCGTTCCGTTCACACGCTGGTTTATGGCTGTCGAAATATCCACCGCGAACACATCAAGCAGTGTTTCAAAACTATGGATTGCCGCTGCCGTGGTCCATGCCAGCGTATTCATAACGCTCATCTTGGAGTAGCTGGAAAATTCGCTTAGTTCCAGCCTTTTCTTTCTCTCGGTTATAATCCCGTTATAGATTTCCTTGATCGTCCGGCTCATACGTATAAGTTTGGTTGTTGATAATAAATGTCCAGGCACCCGCTTCATTCCAGGCAGGCTCGTGGGTAAGCATCCATATCGCTTCCATGCCGGAAGCTGTCAGGTAATTCCCATTGCTGTCTTTATCCGGTTTCCGGTAAGTTCCTGTCGGCTCCGTCGTCAGGAGAACCGTCAGGTTACGCCTTCCATAATGCTGTTTGAGCAGTCCTTTCAGGTATGTATCCAATACGGAAGACGTCAATCCTGCCCGGGTAAGATCGAGCCGCATTAGTTTCTTCAGGGACAATAACGGAGAAAGATCACCCGTCTGCACTCCGGCAAGATTCAGCTCGTATATATTCGCGGCAAGCGAAAGAAACGAAAGGTCAAGCTCCGTATGCTTACAGGTAAACTTCTCTATATGTACCGGACAAAGGATATAAACGGACGATGCGTATGAACCGCTCAAATCCAGCAGCCGCAAACTGACCGTACCATACAGGCGTATTTTACGCCTTACGGCAATTCGGTCGTTGAAGCAATGTTCCAGTTGTTGCAGCTCATTCGTCAGTGTAAAGAGTTCCAGTTCCGTATTATCACCCCAGTCTATTTCCAGCGTGCCGTTTCCGCTCATCCAAAGGGATGAAGATGTCCGTCTGCTATCCAGGTAAATTTCCATAAAGAGTGCCTCAGACGGCTCTTTGGGATAGACATTCCGTTCTCCGTTGGCAGGCTGAATCCCATACATGCGGTTATATGCCAGTATATCGGGGCTGATTGTAAAATCATCCGTATAGTCCAGTTCGTCTCCGCTTTTTAAGGTATCATCCAGCGATAGTTCCGGATTATTGATAAGCAGATCGACGACACCTTCAATACTGCCGTACAGGCACATGGCAACGTCATAGATATTCTGTCCGGTGGTTATTGTGTATTTTCCCATAATGTCCGTTTAATCCGTTTGTTTCTCTTCAACGTCCAGCAGCAGCTCGCCTGTGGACGAATCCATATACGCATTTTTAATAATCATGCCGTCCGCCTGGAATTCGCTCTGGAGCTTGGCCGGAAGGTTGGAATTCTCGAAGTTTCCGTGCAGGTATTTGATAAGCCCTACACCGGTGGTAGGGTGTTGGTAGAGGTTTCCTGCCGAAGCTTTGAGAAGGAATACCTTGGTCTGTTCCAAAGAAGGTTTGATAATGAAATCAGTTTCATTCGCGCTATAAAGCAACAGGCTGCCTTCATACAGGACCAGGTTGAAGTTATTCTGCTCATTGATTCTCCTGAAAGCCGAGAGGTATAACGTTCCCATATCGGAATTAAAGACAGTAAACCATATACCGTTATCCATCCGGTTAATCATATAGGAACTTTCACCGTTCCCTTTATCCAGAAGGAAGCGGAGTTTCAGTTGCCTGTATTCAGGGATATATGGGATATGTACATGAATTCCACCATTATGACGGTTTCCGAAGTTGCCGGGCACGGTGATTTCTCCATAGCAGTACTTTCCGGTATCCGTTCCCTCTGCCTCATTCAGGAACATAAAGGGATAAAACTGTTTGTCAGTAAGGTTATCATTTAGATTTACCTCTCCGTAAGAGGCGTCCATATTAATGTCTTGTCTTGCCATTGCTGATAAAAAAGAAAAGGACACCCCACGTCAGCGGGATATCCTATTCGGGGTTTCAAATCGTATAACACAATCAATTATTCCTGTTTCTCTTTTTCCAAGTCCGATTGCTGAATAGCATCGTACATCTTCTCAACGGTCTGCCACATATCATCCGGCAGATTCTGATCGGAGATCTTTTCACAGGATACCTTCAGGTACTTCATCTCATCCGGTGAGAATTCTACTACCAGCGGGGTATCCTTATCCACATCCCATTCGATGCGTTTGGTTTCCTGGTTTTCTTTCAGCCCGACCGCTTTCCGTTCTTCACCCGAGATGTCAATTTTACCCAGGATACTTTTCTTTGTGTTGAAATCCCTGAAGTTGCCTTCTTTGGGAAGAAATGCCGGGATGTAAAGTCTGTCTTTGATTAGTAATTCCATACGTTTCTGATTTTCTTTTTTGTTGTTTTTCAAGGAATAGGGAAAGATGCAGGAAGATGTTTTATTTCCCTTCCGTCTTTTCCTGTCCGGTTGCCATTTCTTTCCTGATTTCTGTTACAAAATTCTCAAAATCTGCGAAATAGGCACTGACTCCTTCCATTGAAAGAAAGCTGCATGAGAGTGCATGGTTCTCATAATAGATACTTCCCAGGTATTCTTCCTGCCCTTCGGCGGATGCGGGAGTCAGCACGTTGGCAGAAACGCGGTTCAATAATCCGTTGGATACGCTTGTTTCCAACCGGTAGTAAGCGTTAGCCGTCAGGGCTGTCATGCTTTTGGTGACGATGATGTTCTGTATTTCCATAAAAGATAAGTAGTTTCTTTGGAGGAATAGGGTTATTGTTCTAAAAAAGGTCAATCAATACCATTTGTTTCTTCCGTAAACGACAAAGTCGAAAGGAGAACCGTCCGCACCTCCGTTACTTGCCACATTCTGAATGACAAAGTAAGAAGAGGCTCTTTCCACCAACCTGAAGAAACCGTAATATCCGTTATTTTGGCAACCTTGCGCAAATACGGTGTAATTCGTATGTCCCAGGTTGTGATAGAATTTGTATTTGGCACTCCCCAAATGAGTCGAGGATGTGACATTACAGCCTTCACCCCATATCTTGCTGAAACTGGCACTGTAGCCGCTATTGTACTTACTGCCAATGTACAGGACACCCGGTGCGCACCACCGCTCGCCTGCACGTTGTCCAAACTGTATTGGTCCGTATGCTTCAATGGCATAATTGGAACCGGCATTGGCAATAATGGATAATCCCACCGCCCCCGTTGCGTATGTCTGAATGGAGATACCTGTCCGTGCAGAATCGGCACGCAGGGAAAGCAACGCACTATATGAGTTGATTGTCATGGAGGCGTTGCCCATCATGGATGAAAACTCAATGGAGGAATCGGCTGCCGTATTAATCAGTTTGTTACCACTGATGGTAAAGCCCGCAATCAGCCCCGAGTTGGCAGTGATATTGCCTTTAATCTCTACATTCCCTTTTGTATCCCATTTGATGTTTTTGTCCGCTACATACCCCGAACCATCTCTGTCGAAGAATACTTTCCCATATCCGAACGTCGCCGCACCGTCGGAACGTAGTCCCCAGTAGTCCTGTACACCGTCATCGTTGTACAGATAACCGCTTGCCGAGATATATACCCGGTGTCCTCCAGCCGGTGAGGAAGCATAGATGGCGCCTGATAGGATGTGCCAGCCCCCAATCTGTCCGGCCACTGCCTTAATTGCCGCGTCACGTACGGAAATACTGCCGTTATAGGCACTTCCACCGACAACCAAAGTGCTGTCTATGACAACTTGATTGGCACGTACCATTCCCGTATAGATTCCGTTCGAATCAATTGTAGTTGTATATTTCTCCGTTGATGTCACATCGAATACCGTTGCGTATGCCAAATTCCAAGCCACGTTCCCGGTGCCTTCTATGTAAAAGTAATTGGTGTTAGAAAAATTAGACGTACCGCAAGTCACTTTGAAGATGTACTCCGCCCAGTCTCCCGTACCAGCGTTAGAAGTCAACCATTTGGAAGAGCCACCTGTCCCGATACTATTTGAATCCCATTGTACCTTACGACCGACAGGTATTTTGGCTATAAAGCGGGTGATAAATATTTTACGGTTAGAACACTGGGTTGCGAAATAAAAACCGCCACATCCCGGGGAAGCCGTTCCGGTGGTTGTTATTTCTAACACTTTCTTGCTGTCATTTGGGGCACTATTATCGGACAACCAGTTAAGTGTAACTGTGCTGTTTCCTGATTTATTGTAGGCGCCAATATAATTGCTCCCTTTCTCAAAGGTTGGATCACGATATAGCATTTTACCGAATGCCATAGCAGTGGCGAGCTCTTTGGCTGCGTCCGCTTTGGCAGTCGCATCCGTAGCCGCTGCATTAACTGCTTCTGTTTTTTTGGTGTCAGCATAAGACTTTGCAGAGTTAAGCGCATTGGTAGCTGCATTTGTCCAGTTCAGCGATACTGACGAAGCGAAAGTCACTGTTCCCGCAGCGTTCCAGGTTATATTACCGTTCGCAATCTGTCCGGAACCGTCGTTATTGAGTCTCCATTTTGTGCCATTACTGATAGAGCCGTCACTACCCAAATAGACACTATTCTTATATATCTGCGTGGAGTTGATGGTCCAGCCTCCTATGGTTCCCCTGACGAATGTACATGTCAATCCGTTAATATAGGCGGTATTGATAATATTGCTCTTAATGGTCGCCGCATCCAGTTTGTCCGCTCTGATACTTCCGGCAGCTATCCGGTCAGCTGACAGTGTACCGGTAGTAATGCTGGATGCGTTGATAGCTACCGCATTGACTTGTCCAGCTGTCAGTGTTCCTGTATAAATTCCGGTAGACGAAATCTTTGTCAATTTTGGAAAACTTGAACCTCCCAATGCGGTGGTTATTGAATTTGCGGAGTTTTGGGCGTCTGTTGAAAGTTTATTCGCATCACTATCCGACTGGCTCCAGTCAGTAGGCTTATTCCCCTTTTCCAGTTTAAAATAGGCAACATTATAAAATGTAGACTCGTTACTTCCTCTGTATAAAAAAGGACGGAAGCTGTCAGCATCGGAGGTCAGTTTAAAAACAACATATATTCTTTTCCATGTATCGGCAACCACGGAAGTATCGTACTTTAATACAGATATTTTGGACTGGCTGGTATTATCCTTCCCTGCCCAATAATGCAAAGGAGCGCTTCCGTGCCCTGTAACAGTTTTATTACACCTGACCATTGCGGAATAAGTATACTCCATATTCGTTTCCAGCTTCAACCATGCGGAGTGAACGAGTCCTGTACCGACATCGGTCTTTATGGTCGGTTTGCCATTGAAAGTCACGGATGAATCTATGGTGTATCCACCACCATTCGTTGTATATCCTCCGTTCCATCCGGCAGCCTTCCAGTTGCCGGAGTTATTCAATAAGTTGTTACCACCTATCTGAATATTTTCTATTGCGTTGGTCCAGTTCAATGATACGGACGAACCGAACGTTACTGTTCCGGTTGCATTCCATGTGATGTTGCCGTTTGCGATCTGTCCGGAACCGTCATTGTTGAGTTTCCATTTCGTACCGTTTGTGATAGAGCCGTCACTTCCCAGGTATACGCTGTTCTTATATATCTGTGAGCTGTTGATTGTCCATCCGGCTATCATATTGACCGACCCCAGCTTAAATACTTCAGCCGAGCCGTCATGCCCGTATAGTCCCCAATCCGTATCGGAATTATAATAGAGCATAACACAAGCCGTTCCACCAGCGAGGACTGCATTGGCGGCTTTGCATATTCCCATACGTCGTGAACCACCGGCCTGTAGCACCAGCCGTTTACCGGAATCATATAGTTTGTCTGTCGTTATGGCAAACCCACCGACAGTCCCGCGTACAAACGTACAACTCAATCCGTTTACATAAGTTGTATTGATGATGTCGGTTTTGATACTTGTTGCATCCAGTTTACCCGCCACGATACTTCCCGCAGCGATACGGTCCGCACTGAGTGTTCCTGCCGTTATGCTTCCGGCATTGATGGCGACTGCATTTACCTGCTGTGCCGTAAGTGTTCCGGTATAAATCCCCGTACCACTCAGATAGGTTTTCAGTTTGCCGTCCGCATTGATTCCCTGGGGAATACCGTTTACGATGACGGTGGATATTTCAGCAAACGGAGCGGTGGTTTCCAGTCCGTAAATGGATGTCAGACCTTGGTTTCTACCTATCTCCGGGATACCTATCAGAACGTAGGGAACTCTGGCATCGGTTACTGTATAATCCGAACCTCCACAACGTTGAATGGCTGCTGATAATGTGGCATTGATACGGATGGCATCATAAGAGGTAAGGATGATTATTTTTGAACTGTCGATAGCGTTCAACGCGGTTGCAAGATTGTTACAGTTAGTCTCGTTGGAATAAACGTCGTAATTCGTATGACTCACCACTTTCAGATCACTTCGGTTAATGACACTCAGTGTCAATCCCCTTGCAGAAGACTCATGGATTTTTGTACCGTTCAATGTGATATATCGTGCGGCAGCATGGTTTAATCCGGTTCCGCGCACATACAATTTTCCATTGTTGGCGGCTGTGTTGGCTACATTAGTCCAATTAAGCGTTACTGAAGAACCGAATGTGACATTTCCTGCCGCGTCCCATGCTATGTTTCCCCCTGCAACGGCTCCTGCACCTGTTGCCTCCAGTCTCCATTTGTATCCCCGTATACCGTTTGAGCCGATACAAACCGAACCCGAAGCTCCTGTGTATGCTCCGGAAGTATTGTTTTTCGTACCACGGTAAATAGAGTCCGTGTCAATGCTCCAGCCACCGATCTTACCACGCACCACATTCAGCGCCAATGCTTCAATGTTGCCCGCGGTAATCAATGACGTTTTCAATGCAGCCACGTTGATAAGCGCGGCATCAATGGTTCCGGCTGTGATCTGGGAAGCATTGATACGGACAGCGTTCACTGTATTGGCAGAAAGTGTTCCCGTAAAGATACCAGTGGAGCCTATATAGGTGAGCTTTGTTGCCCAGCCTTCCGTATTCGCCTTGTTAGTAATCGTATCAGCTACCTTCTTTGCATCTGTTCCGGCTTTCTTTGCGTCGGATACACTGCTGTCCACATCTTCGGGAGCGGGAACCCAGTCTGCCGCTTTACTACCTTCCACCAGCATAGGGAGAGCACACCAGTACGTTCCCACAGTCTGAAACCCGAAAAGAACCACTGCGGATGTAGGGGTGATATTTTCAATGACAATACGTTGCCATGATGTAGTGATATTTACTGTTCTGATTCCGGAAATACCGATGCGTATTTTCATAACCGATGCCACCGAACCTTTTACATACATCGAAAAGCTGGCGGGCGTACACACTTTGCCGTTGATTGCATTAAAATAAGTCCTTTGGGTAGCGGCGTTAGAATCCGTACACGCCGTATTTTGTATGACTTTTAAGGTCCTGTAATTATTGTACAGGGTGGCTGTGTCAATGGATACGGTAGTCCCTTCAGCCGAAACTCCCGTCAAACTTGCTGTAAAAGCACTATTGCGGATGTAATTACGGCCACCGATTCTTATTGCGTTTACCTTGTTGGCTGCGTCAGTGGCAGCGGTGGAAATAGCTGCGCTTTTTGCTGCATCCGCTTTTGCCTGTGCTGTTGTCGCTGCGGAACTTATCGCTTCCGTTTTGGCTGTATTGATAGCGTTTACCCAGTTAAGCGTTACTTCCGAACCGAATTCTATCTTTCCGTTTGCCGAATTATAACGGATAAACTGGTTTCCTTTCCCCAGCAGGATACTTCCCGTGCTGTCGATTGCAAATGTCTTGTATCCGTCTTTGAATCCGTAAATACCGTTGATTGTCTCTGTTGCAACCGTTCCCGAAGCATTGACGGTGCTTAACGGGAACCTGCCGCCTGCGAATATCTTAGGTGTAATCACAGAGTTCGAACCTATCATTGTCTTGCCGCTGTTCCAGTCCTTCACCCAGTCAAGCATATTGGAATCGACTCCTGCCGTACCCGCCTTTGCCTTGGCATAAGAGAAGGAAATATTATATGTCTGTCCGGCGATAATCACAGGAATGGTTACCAATCCGCCGTCTGCCATATTGGTCGTATTAGCTGCAACAGAGAATGTTACCGTCTTATTGGTGTTGTTCACTGTAATAGCTGAGAATCCGGCGGGTTTGGTAACGGCACCAATTGTGAAGTTTGTCAGGTTATCGTCACCCAGCGCCACTTTGATGACAGAACTGAAAGATACTGCCTGCGGAATCGTACCGTTATTGTTAGCCGTGAAAATATATTCACTGACGGACTGCCTGATCGTATAAGAGTCCTTTTGTACGAGGATAGTTGCCTGCCCCCGTGCGACAAGTTGTTTTTCCATAGGTAAGGTTTTGGTCTAAGGTAGAATAGGGTAAAAACAGAAAAAGGCGGTATTACACCGCCTTAAAAATCTAAAACTTCCCAATAGCCGCTATTTGGAAATTTCGCACATCAACACCCCGCGTCCCGTAACATCGGCTTTGGCAACCGTGACGGACTTGCCCGTATAGGTTTTTACCAACGTTGAACCTGCCGCATTCCAGAGTTTCCACGTATATGTATATGCCGTCCCTGCACTGTCCAGCTCGTCACCACCCCGGTAAAGAACGGCTTTGGCATCCACATCGTTCAGGTTGTTCTTGATAGTAAACCCTTTCTGGCTGACGATATGCACAGTAACGGGGTCGGACATATCCGAAAAGGAAATAATATCACAGACTATCTTGTTAGCCGAAGCGTTTCCTGCGGAAGTATCCGTGTCTTTGACGGCGCACTTGAATGTCTCAAAGTTCAGTACGGCATCTGCGGTAATCGTGATTTCGTTGGTCGTCCACCCGGCTGTAACGCCTCTAGGGTTGGAAGATGTCAGGCAAGACCAGCTTGCACCCAGCATGGAATTATAATACGGACAGGAAACGGATGCCCCCGAGGCGGCTGCGACACTTAATGCGGTTGTCAGCGTCACCACTTTGGTACTGGCGTTCACTGCGGAAATCGTGTATTGTGCCGAGCCTACTGTCATCTTTCCGCCGGCTTCCATATTGGCAACATTGGCAACGGTTAAGGTGGTAGCCCCAACAGCCGCAGCCGCTGTTATGGTAGTCGGGGCAAACACGGACGAATCCTTGATTCCCCAGGCATAAGTGATGTTCGTATTGTCAATGGTGGCACCACGCCACATATCGCAATGTGCTTTGAGAACACCCACTTCATCGTTGCGGAAAACAACGCCGTCCGGAGCATAAGCTACCGCAACGATAGTCGCACCCGCGTTCAGATGTTGGGTGAACTGTATCTCGGCACGGAAAGGAATCTCCAGTCCGTTCGCATCGACATAGATCGCTTCAAACCCATATCGTGCCTGGGGAGCTGCGACACTCATGTGATTGGCTTTGATAGTGAGCGCGTATTTGTCTGATGCTGCCCCTATGGTACAGCTGTCCTGTCCCGAAGTGATGGCCGCTCCATTTTTAGTCCATTTCGCACTGCCGGATTTGATGCCCGGAACCAAAGTTGCAGAGTTCCCCGTTGTGGTGATCTGATCGGCTGACCCTTTTCCGCTGACATATAATGAAGGCGTCAGGACAAGATAAGGGGAAGCAGTCCAGTTAGGTGCATAAGCGCTTGTATCCTTGTTAAAAACCTGTGTGAGAGGTTGCTTGGAAGCGATGAACGCCTGAAGGGAGACGGCATCGTTCTGGTCAATAATGGTAACCTGCCCGCGGGCGACTTTAATAGCCATAATGATTCAATTTATTGGGTTGATAATGTTACTTCACAGTCAAATACCGCCTTGCGAAAGACGTCATCACCGGTTATTTCCAGCGTCTTGCCTGTATGTGATATGGAATTCCATAGAGAATCCTTTTCTTTGTCATCACTGGTACGCAGCCAATGAAAATTCTGATCAGGGATCAGTTCCGTAATGTCTTCACCGCCTTTGAGAACACGGGCAGACAGGGACGTAGCGATAATTCCACCCCGGAAGATATTTCCGTTTACCGAAGCGATATAGACGGAATAGCTGTCAGCTCCGTCATATTGTTTAGAGACAGTGTAACTTTCAAAGTACTCGGCGGCATCCAGCACGGCTACATACCTCAGAGTTAATACGTCCCTGCCTTCCCAGAAATGAGAGGCGGGAAGTAGCCTGAGACAATCCCGGTCAGTTCCGGGAATATCCTTCCAGTTTCCGCTGGCATCCATATATTGCCACCGCCTTGCTGTTGCCGCAAAATTATATTCGGTGGCAAAGAGGGTGATCTCATTCGGTTCGCAGGTGTTCTCATCCATAGCGTCTTTATAATGAAAAAGACTGGTTCCGTTAATGGTCACATATTTAGTGCGCAGGTTCTCTTTTGCCTCATCGTCAAAATCTTCCCAACGGATAGTAACGTCCTGTAAAGTGATCGTGTCCTTTGTCCATTTGAATCTGCCTTCTGCAAAATAGCCTGTTCCGTCAGGGTTGATGACGAACGAACCGTCACCGGCTGAGATGGAACCGTCCGGATTCAGTTTAAGAAGCGGGTTCTGTATAGTCCCGCCCACACCGCCTCTCGAAAACCAGGCTCCGTACTGGTCGGTATCATCAAGCCTGTCGTCTGTTGCCTGATAGAGTGTGGGCTGCTTTCCTTTTTCGAGTTGAGCGGAACAGAACATCACTCCGGTTGCATCCGGAACAATGTCTATCAGAAAATCCTCCGGTCCTTCGTAACGGGTTACAAATGGTATATGATAGCGTTTCCACTGACTGTCTATTTTTATTTTCTGCAACAGGTGACCGTTTTGCGAGACAGATAAAGAGCCTGATGCCCCTTTTGCCCAAAAGGAGAAACAATAGTTCTCTCCCTGGTGAGCCTTTGCCCAGCTTTGAGTCTGGGCAATCAGGATAACACCTTCAGCGGGAACCGGGAAGATATCTCCGATACCGGCAGGCGGTTGTTCGCCGGCAGCCTTTTTGACAGGATGCAGGAAGTTGCCGTACAGCGAATTTATCAGGCAGTTCTTGTGGATGCGTCCTACATAGAAGGTACTGGCAAACCCCGTTTCATCCCCGGCTGTCAGGGTACCCGCTATATTTACATCCCGCGTCGCATAGAGCCGTTGGAAATAGGCGCCGTAACCTTCCAACTGCCCGAAGGTCGGGTCGATAATTCCTTGTACTTTTCCCACACGCACCTTGGTAGAATCTGTAAAGGTGGCTATATCCGAAAGCCGGATGATGTTCAGTTCGGCTATCTCGCACCAGTCGCCCGGTTCCAAGTCGGATAAATCCAACTTGAAACTCCGTTCGTATTCGGACAGATAATCTATGGTAATGACAGTAAGTTTATACTGCCACCCCGTTGAAACTGCCAACGTTCCGCTTCCGTCTGTTTCAGAGCCGTCAGCATATCCTAAAGAAAAAGGGAGTGCCGAAAAATCCCTGGAAGCACGTATCTTATAAGAAATGATAACCTTCTCCGGATTTTCAAGTCCTTTGCCTATCGTCTGCTCCAGTCCGCATTTTCCTGGTAACGATATTCCGTTACGAAGGATTCTGAATACCCGGTTACAACCGTCCTTATCTGGCAGGTATTCTCCGGAAAGTATTCCCCCGTCAGTGAGCGTATACCGGCAGGTATTATCATTGCAGGGATAACAAAGGGATTTTTCCTGCGCCATACCGTCGATAATATCCATGTAAGGAGATTCGTTGTCTGATGCAGTCAGGTACATGGCACCGCTACGGTCTTCGTCGAAAAGGCTGGTTACCCGTACAAAGTCGAGTATCTGCCCGTTTTGCGGGACATCTCCATCCAGCAAAGCACCTACAAAATAGGCAGACTCTTGTTTTTCCCCTTCCAATGTAGTAATCGTGTCAATGCCCGTTTCCAGCACGGACATCAGGGAGTAAACAACATTCTTCCCGTCGAAATACTGCCGCCTGACTACATCACCCATGCGGAGTCCCTGCCTTTTGGCGGACTTGGGTGAAATACATATCTTATATTTGTTATATTTCAGTAGAGACATAGTTTATATATTGGATTATAAAGGTATGACTGTATCGCCACAACAGCTGTCCGTTACCCAGAGCGAGCCGTTTGTGGCAGTATTTTTCTGTACTTCCAGTTCATAGACACGCATCTTCTTTCGGATTACCACTTCGTCAAAGGTAGCCTGTATGCTGCCCGTAGTCTTGTTCTTCAGGATTGCCCAGCCGGAGCCTGCGAAGCTTGAAGAGAAATGTTCGCTGCTGATGCCGCCCATGAAGTATGCATCCCCATAATGCCGGATGCCGTTTGCCACGGAAAGCAGATAACTGTCAGCCGTGAAGATTAGCTGCTTGTCCATTAGACGGGTGAACGAACCGTCAATACCAAGATGCCCTGACGTTTCAATAGGTTTGTTGAAACTGAAAAAGTCAGCATCTGTCTTTAGACAAAACGTGTCCGAATAGCGGTCCTGCCGTTGATAAAGACTGGTGGAAGGGACAAAGGACAGTGAGGCTTCATAAGGATAAGAAACAGTCATTCCGTTCTCGCTGTCTGTCCGGAAAACTTCGGAAGCGAAGTTCAGAGTTTCATTCTTTCCATAAAGATACGCACCAGCGGAGCTACCCAGTCTTAGCCGTTTGTGGATAAGAATCCCTTCATCCTGTTTATCCTTATGGTAAGATGAAAGTAAATCATCACCATAATTATGCCTGACAGTCAGTGAGCCGGGGAAACATGCAGCACCATATTTACTTACCAGGACTGTATCCCCGTCAATGTCACAAAGGGCGGACTGCAAACGGAGTTTAGCCGTATTCTCACTGCCAAGCAATAAATCTCCGCCGGGTGACGCTAATAGTACCCCTTTGTCTTTCAACCGGGTAAGAACCGGTAAACCTTCTATCCGTATACCATAGCCTTCCGAAAAAGACAAGTATCCGCTAAAGTCTGCCGTATCAGAGTGGACAGAGAGTACCGTTTTGCCATTTGCCCCCAAATTGACGCTTTGCAGGGCGTTCAAAGCTCCTTTTAATTCAACAGCACCCGATACTTCCAGCTTTCCGGACACAAGGGCATTCCGCATCATCCATGAGATATCCGCCCGGTTTGCGTTACCTGTATGATATACATCCTTTCCGCCGATCTGTAAGAGAGCGGGCGTTATATATACTCCGGTTGCTTTATTTGTTCCGATGATAAGCTCACCCGTTGAATGGAGAGAAGAGGCATTGAAGTCAATCTGCCTGCCTTCCAGCTCGATTGTTCCCAACGCAGAATCATATCGCAGGACTTGTTTGTCAGCCAGATACAGATTTTTTCCACCCAGTCTTAAATCCCCTGATATATTGATACCCGACTCTGAAACACGAAGCAGCATCCGGTTATCTGTTCCAGCTTCAAAACCATAGTTGGCACGTAACTGCCCCCTCATGTCATCGCCCGTCTTTCTCAAGTAGTCAAGAAGAATGCCGCCGCTTTCCCCATCACCCTCGCCATTTACCCCTGAAGAGATTGCACTGGCAAAGTTATAAGCAGTATTATGCAGGCGAACGGAAGTCTGGTCGCCTTCCATGATTGTCCCGGCATCCTGGGCATAAAAGAAGTTGTGGTACAGTTGGGAATAGATGGAGTAACAAAGGCTGTCCTTATCAAGAGCTCCGATGCCCGGCAATAGTTCTGTCATTGGGTATATGAGGTTTTAGAGAGAAAGTTCTGTATCTTGGAAGTCAGTGAGGCAAAGTTCGGCACATTAATGGCCGGCATGGTCCCCATAAGTGTAGGAGTCGTTATTTTGGAACACTCGGTGATAAACTCCAGCATCAGTTGTGCCAGCTGGTTGCCAAGCACCAGCGGTTCCGTCGCGTTTTCATCACCGAGCGTTACCTTCTTATCGGCAAGGGTAACAGTGGTACTTCCTACTTTCTGCTGAATCTTATCGGTTGTTTGTGTCATCCAGGACTTGTCCACCTTTTGACTGATTAGCTCCGGTTCCAGAGTTTGTACGGCTTCTTTGCCGTCCTTGTTCTTTACGGTGGCGGTTATCTTTTTCGCAGTATATTTGGTTGAACTCTCGTTGCCGGTCTTCTTCAGTTCGTCATAATCCGGCGAATCATTGTTTTCTGCGTCCAGTTCTTCGGTTTCCGTGACTCCGATAATGGTTTCGTCGTGGGAACAGAGCTGGATAACCCTTGCGTGGGAGTAGTTCAGTACATAGGCATACTTAGTTGCCGCATCCGTTACAATGGTTACGTCCGAGAATAAGGTAGGAATTATCAGGAATCCGCCGGAGTTGTCTTTAAGCCCGGCAAGCAAGACGCCTTTGTGGATGACCGGTTCGGAAGATGCCGTCTCGTCAGGAAACTCACCCACATCAATTGTTCCGGCATATTCTTTGTATTCACTGTCACCCGGATTGTCATGTACTTTGGCGACATAGCCGTGAATCATACGTGCCGTTCCGATTCCGCTGGTACCTGACGGAGACATACTGATGCGTTCCATACTCCGTCCCAACGCAATCTTGCGGATTGCCTCGGCAATCACCTGCTGACTGTTGTTACTTGTTGTTTCCATAGCTTTGTGTTTCTCCTTTTGTTATTTTATAGGGTAATTTTAAGGTCTGCCGGTATCCTTTCGTGCCGAACGTTGTCTTTACTTCCTCAACGATATAAGTCCCGTTTTTACTCGGATTTCTGTCATCCGTCAGCTCTACCTGCACAGCGGAAGGAAGTCCGAAATCTCCGAAAATGGAAACCGTTCCCGTAATACCGTTCAGATTATAGTTTTTAAAATATTCAATAGTTTCTTCTACCAGTTTATCGGAGTTTATCTTCATGTTGGGCGACATATAAGGCACTACTGTGTACGTACTTAAATCCACTTTCGTCCTGGTGTCGGCTCCCGATGCCGTCGTGTTTCCGGTCACCTTGTGCGTTTTCCGGCTGATCTGCGTGGCATTGATAGTCTGAAACTCCTTGCTACCTGATTTACCCGCATCATAATCAGGGTTCAGGCGTACGGTCACTTCGAAGAACTTTTCATCGGCTCCTAATGCCTTGCCTGTAACGGCCAGGAACTTCGGGTCTACTTTCAGCACTTTCAAGCTACTTTCGGCCACATGATAATTGAAGTATATTTTATAGGGAACCGTATTGTCACTTCCCGGAAAAGACGGCTGCGCTTTGGAAAAAGAATAAGGACGTCCCACGGCAATGCGGGGCATGGCGTCCGGAGAGTCCTCATCGTATTTCAAAAAGCAATACACCTTGAACTTGCTCCAGTCATTCAGTACATCGGCGACCGTGAAATTGTCCGTCACCTTGACCTGTCCGATATTAATGTCGAACCTCTTGGTTTCGCTATGTATTTCAAATCCGGTGTCTTTAAGCAGGTTATATTTTTCTCCCAGCACCTCGTTCACCTTCGTTGTGAGAGGTGTTACAAATTTGGGCGCCTGTTTGAGTTTAAGCTTATATGCCATATTCTCACATTGAAGTTCGAACAGGCTGTCGGAATTATAGGCAGTGATGTAGCCGTCGAACATATTTTTCAACACACCGTTATATCCCAGTTTGATATTGATCCTCTGCCCGGTTTTGAATGTGTCTTTTCCGACAGCCGCCTGTGAATTTCTCTTCTCAATGATTATCCCGTCTTCCATTACTTCGGTGGTGATACGTGAAGCATCTTTCCCTTCCAGGGTGGCATTGACAATAATCGTGCTCTGGCATACCGTTCCCTTGGGAAAAATAACTTTGGCGGTTCCTATCAGTTTCTTATAGGTTTCCACAATCTCGATCTCCTGTACTTCCGTCAGGACTACCGGATTCAGAATTGCCATCGGGTTGCCCGGGTCTGCATCCCCGATAGTTATTTTACAACTTAGTACATCCAGGGTATTTACAGCCATTGCTTTGTCAGGGTTAAGAGTGAAGAAGGATCTACGACTTTGGTCCCGAATTGAACCAGCTTAATCCATTTGTTCGTATGCTTGATGGCGGTATCCACCTTTTCTTCTGATGCCAGTTTTAATTCAACTGCCTCCGAAGGTTCTACCGCCACGCAGGAAAGCGTATAGGGTTGGATATTCCTGCAATCGCTGGCCGGGAAAGAGTAGCTGAGTACAATCAATTTCTCTATTCCGAACTGGCGAAGAATGGTGTTGTCACATTCAATCACTCCTTTATATTGCATCAGTTTCAGGAATTTGCTGACCTCGGCTTCCGGGTACACGTCCGGATACTTGCTGGTTATCTTTCCGCTTATGGTAATTTCCAGATCACCGCCCGAAATGAATTCTTTGCGGGTATAGTCACGCCCCTGTACAGTGGTCAGTACTATATTATTTTTGCTGCTAACCTGTACACCCGGCTGCAAATCCACGAATGTCACCAGCCCGTATTTGCTGTTCGGCTCTATTTTTCCGGATTCCGTATTAAAGTGTGTCCCTTCGGTACCGACAGACAGTTCCAGATAATCCTTCACCACGTTTCCGACAATGCTGTCCGAATAGTTCTTTTTCTTGGCAACCGCCTGCTGTTCACTGATAAGCTGGTAGTATTGCCCCGTTTTGTTGGCGATGCTGGTCTGTGACTTTGTTTGCAGGTACTTGTCCCTCTCTTTCTGCTCCCAGTATTTCAGGTATCTCGGATAGGACCGTAACATCCCGTAGGCTAGTTGTGAAGCTGCCTGGACGATAGCGCGTTTAAGGATTTGTTTGTCCTTGCTGAAGTAATGCACCTGTCCGTCCGTAAACTGTGACAAGCCCATGCCGAGAGCGCGGCGGGCAGCATCGCTTACATAATTTTCAGCACTGCCGCTGCCGATGATACCTCCGCTCAGGATTGTGCTTACACCGATATTAATTAGTCTGCTCATAGTTTATTGGAATTATAGATTAAGCGTTCCATGACGCGTCAAAGTCATGGACGACATCAATAAGCGCCTGCGCCAGCTGTCCTTTCAGATCCTGAATTTCCGCCTGTTGTCCTTCGGGAGACTTCATCAGGTCAATGGTGCCTACACTCAGAAGATTAGTGATTTGAACGATTACCTGTTTAGGGGCTGCCGAAGATAATTTTCCGGTTCCCGAATAGTTACCGCCCGCCATTCCGTCATCCGCCCCGTCGGTCGTGACACGCATGGCGTCGAATGGATTGTCGTTGTATCCGGGCTCATTGGCATAGAGCGATGTGTCGAATCCGGCTTTCCGCATAATATTCTCAGCGATTTGTTCATTGCCGCCGTATGCGTCCCTTAGTTTGCCCATCATCGTGATAAGCTTGTCCTGTACCCGCTGCTTTCCGGCTATCAGGTTCTGCCGCTGTTCGTCAGTCGCATCTTTCCCGGCTTCTTTCTGTATCCATTTCCCGTCTTTAAGATAAAATCCTTCTTTTCCCAGTTCTGTAAAGCTGAACCCGGTTTCCCGCAGTCTGCGCATAGCACCGCTTTGTGAACGTATTGCATCAAGATAACTTTGCGCACCCACTTGTATGGAACGGATAACTTCGGTGTTCTGATAGGCGGCGAAAGTAGGTGTTCGTGCAGCGTCCCTGGCTGTAAGCTTATCCATTCCCCTGTTATACAATATTTTTCCGTTTTGCACGGCGTAAAGGTTCCGGTTCAGCTGCTTGGGATCATACCGGTACTTGCTGTCTATGTTTTGAATAAAGGCACCTACCGCCAGAGGGTCGGACAACTTGCCCAGCTCCGCATAAGCGGAACTTATCTGCTGTTGCCCGCTTTTTCTTGCAATCACACCTATGGCATCACGGGCATTTTTCTGATAGGCGTCATCATAGCTGTAAGTCGGTACCGAATGTGTTTGACTGGCTCCTAAAACACTTAGAAAAGCAGTCCACCATTCAGATGTGAAGGTACCTATCTTCTGCCCGGATTCCTCTTCGAGTGTCTTGCCTTCCGTAACGTTATTTACTGCTTCTTTTGTCTTCAATGCCTGGAGATAAGTCTCACGAAGTGATTTATGAAGTGCGTCAATGGAAGGATAATGATACTTTTCGTTAGCGCTGACCTCTTCAAGTACAGCGTCCTTGGCTTTCTTTATCTGCCATGTTTTGTAGGCTACCCATCCCAAAGCGCCTACGAGTGCCGCAACACCCGCTGTGGCTGCGACCGCACCCGCTCCGACAGCGGAAAGTGAAGCGGCTGCACCTGTAATGCCGGTTCCTGTGGCTACCTGGTTGGAGAAGAGAGTGGAAAAGACGCCGCGTGTAATCAATCCGCCGCCTATTGCCCTTACCATAGCTCCTTTACCGGTAACGCCCGCGCCCTGCAAGGCGGAGACGATAGCCCGTTTATTGGCAAAGGAAAGGGTCTTTCCACCCATTCCTCCCGTTAGGGATGCAAGTAGCTGAAGGCTGGAAGAGGCGGCGGACTGTTTGCCGATAAAACCGATAGCCACACCCAGGTTCGTTATGGCACCCGCCAGCTTGAATATGCGGGTAGCGACAAAGCCGGTGAAGAGCAGCGGTTCTATCCAGTGAAAGTTGCGTGCCATCCATGTGCTGATATTGGCAAGAAGGGAACAAACATCCAGTAATGCCCGACCAATAGCTGCGATGCCCCGTGCAAATTCAGGAGCCTTGAATTTGGATAGAAAATCTTTCAGTACACTTTTGATGACGGGTTCTACCACTTCATACGCCTGCATGAAACTTTCCGTCAGGGTGGATGTCACCTGTGCCCACAGTCCCTTGGTCGTATTTTGTTTTGCTAGTGCCAATTCTTCCGAGATGCCGTGGCTGGCACGATTCTGTGTAGTGAGCACCCTTAGTTTGTCATAGTTCACCACGAACTGCATGGCAGCATTACCGCCAATCTTGCTGAAAATGGAGATCATGTCTTCCATGGATGCTCCGGCGTCGTGCAGGTCCTTGAAAATATCGGCAAACGGACGAAGTTTTTCCATCTTTTTCCCGGCTGCCTCGACGAAATGTGTAAACTTGACACCCAGCCTGTCCAGCGTTTCTTCCGCCTGTTTCGTCGGTTTGGCAAAACGGGTGGACATGGCACGCAGAGCTGTTCCCGCCATGGTGCCTTTCATACCGGCATTACCCAGAATACCGATAGCTGCCGACGCTTCCGTAAAATCCACACCGGCAAGCTTCAGGTAGCCTGCCGCCATTTTGAAGCTTTCCGCCATTTCGACTACGTTTACGTTCGCACGTGATATAGTGGACGTGATAATATCCGCAACAGAACCCATGCTGCTGCTTTTTATATTGTAGCCGGACATGATATTGGTTGTCAGGTCGGCAATCAGTCCTACATCATTGTCCCCGATAGTTGCAAGATTGGTAATCGGACGCATAGAGGCGTTGATCGTGGCGATGTCCATGCCTGCCATGGCAAGGAACTTGGCTGCCGAACCAATTTCCAGCGCAGTGAATTTGGTTTCCACACCGATTTGTCTTACGTTGAAGGACATCTGCTTAAAACGGGACTCAAAGCTGGAAAGGTCACTGTCAGCTACCCGGAGGATACTGCGGGCGGATTCCATGATATTGCTGTAATCCACGGCGGAGGACAGTTCGGACTTGACAAAGCTGTAAGCCATGTAAGCATTGAACATGTTTACCAGTGGCAGGTTACGTATGGAAGGTCGTTTGGAATATTGCAGACGGTTAATGGCCGCACGTCGTTTGCTTCCGTATGCCGTTTCACCGGCAACGACTTGTTTTCGTACGTTACGGGCAGCTTCTGCGGCGTTACTACGCTGCTGCCGTTCCTGTTCCCGTTGCTGCCTGGCTGCTTCGGCGGCATCACGCTTGCTCTGTCGTTCCTGTTCCCGTTCCTGACGCAGGATACGTTCAACCTTTGCCCGTTCGTAGTATTCGTATCTCTTTGCCCTGCGTTCCAGCCACTCATTCGTATGTCTGAAAGCATCCTTTTTCTTTTGTATGTTCTGCCGGTATTCCGCTTCCTGCCGGGCCTCTATTTCCCGCATCATACGGGCTTCACTTGCCTTTCCATACTGTTTTTGCTGCCGTTCCCATACTTTGTCCGTCAAAATGGAGCCGGTCCGGAATACGCTGGCAGGTGTAATGGCAGGTGGCGTTACTTTACCATTACCCATTTGGAAAGGCATATTGATATTGGATGCCGTCTTAATCTGCCTGAGAAGACCGAGTATTTCAGTCAGGCGATTTTTGGCTACATCTGTCCTGATATTGATTTCATGTCCTTTATCTAGGCTGGCAAGGGCGGAATTGATTTTACCAATGGCATGGGTGACGTCCTTCTGTTTTTCGGAGATTGTCTTCAGGGATTCCGAAGCGGTTTTGCGTATGGCTTTCTGCTGTCCTTCCAGCTCCTTTTTGTTCACAAGCGCTTTAGCCTGTGAACGTATGGTATTGCTATCCAGTTTCTCTCCGGCATTGACAACCAGGTTGATTTTCCCTGAAATCTCCTTGATTTCCTGTATCAGATTCTTTACCCTTGAAAGTTTTTCCTCGCTTTTGTTCGTTTCGATATTCAGCTTGAAGGAGTAATCCCGCTTCTTACCTTTCGGACGAAACGTTCTTTCAATTTCCTGCATCATCTCATTGACTCCCTTGACAGCGGGAAGGAAAGAACCACGGGCTTCACTGAGCTGCTTCATAGCCCTGGCAAACCGTTCTACTTCCTGGACTCCTTCGGTAGCGGTGACATTGATAGAATAATTGACCTGGTAATCTTTAACTTGTGACATAATACAGATAGGTTAGGTTTGGGAAGAATAGGCTCAAAACAGGACAGGCGATTAAAATGAAAAACCCTGCCGCTTTTATGGGCGGCAGGGAAAAACAAAATGAATCGAACTAAAATAACAATAAAAATAAGATAGAGTAATGAAGTAAAAAGTATGATTAAACAGAAAGGGTTGCATTTGCCGCTTTGGCTATTGTCATTTGGTAATGTAACCAAAGTGCGTCTTCCGAGAGCATGGCAAAGTCCTCATCGCTGACAGTATCCAGATTCACGCCGGGAAAGTAGTGACGAACATATATCAGTCTTTGTCTGATACGCTGGTCGTCATGTACTTCCCAGCTTGCTATAAATTTACAAGAGTACTTTGGCGGGTAGCGATGATTTCAGAGAGTTGTCCCATCAGACCGAACAGGAAGAGGCTTTCGTTATCGACAAGTTCTTTGTCACCGTCGATAAAACAGTCCTTGGCAAGTGTTTTCATCGCCATTACCTCGTCCTTTTTGGAAGCTGTCATAAACTTGGAGAACTGGTTGAAGGTAGGCTCTGCCATATAAGCTACATATAGTTCTTTTTCTCCGCAGGACTGGTCTCCGAATACGACAAGCGGATAGATTTTTCTAAGCTTCTTTTCCGTTTTAAGCTTGACTGCTTTTTCTTTGATTTGAGTTTCCAGTTCAAGAGAAAGTGATTTGTCTTCCATGATGATGTAAGTTGTTTAACGTTGTTTCCCAAGTATAGGGAAAGAGATTTCGAAAAGGTTGAATCAGTTAGCCATCGTTTCTTGTATGCGTTTATTAGCGATTGCCACGTAATCAGGGTTCAGTTCAAAGCCAATGTAGTTTCGTTCCAAATTTCGGGAAACAAGCCCGGTAGTCCCGGCTCCCATGAACGGGTCAAGTACAATACCACCTATCGGACAGCCCGCTTTGATGCAATCGGTGACAAGCGCTGGAGGAAAAGTTGCAAAGTGTGCGCCCTTGAATCCGGACGTTTTTACACTCCATACATCCCTTTTGTTGCGTAGGCCGTCTTTACTGAATACTCCGCTGCGTTTACATTGGTACTGACTGCCAATCATACGTTCGCTTTGTGTCGGGCCGTTAATAAAACGTTTATCTTTTTCTGCCCATACTGATTTCTCGGAAATGGCTTTATAGTCGTAGAAGTATTTGGGAGACTTGCTTAGCAGGAAAATATGCTCATAAGATTTGGTACATCTGTCCTTCACAGATTCTGGCGTCGGGTTCAATTTATGCCAGATAATGTCACTTCTTAAATACCAGCCATCGGTACGCAGGGCAAAGGCTGCCATCCAGGGGATACCGATCATGTCTTTATTCTTCAGTAACTTCCCAGGAGTTTTGCTGCTACCATAGTAGCAATCACCCAGGTTCAGCCACAATGTGCCTTCTTTTTTGAGAACCCGGCGTACTTCACGGAATATCTCGACAAGCCGTGTAACATACTGTTCGGGAGAGTCTTCCAGTCCGATCTGCCCGTTAATGCCATAATCTCTCATGTGAAAATAAGGCGGAGAAGTAACGCAACAGTCAATACATTCGTCAGGCAGTGTCTTCAATCCGGAAAGGCAGTCAATGTTATGAATCAGGTTAAGTTCCATAGAGTTAAGGTTAAGTTCCTTAACGTATAGGGAGACGACACGTTGAAGGTTGAAATATAAGACTCATCAATATTTCGCTAATGAAATACAAATATACCTAAGCATCAATCAAATATCAATCAGGATTGTTATTTTTGAAAACGCTTTTATATGAAAGATTGGCTCGAAATATTTAAAATAGATGCTTCAAGTGAGCAATTATTACCTTATGCCGATGAAGGGATTCAGGCTGGATTTCCTTCTCCGGCACAAGACTATATGGAGTTGAGCTATGACTTGAACAAAGAGCTTATAAAGAATCCTTCATCCAGCTTTATCGGGCGGGTAAAAGGAGTCTCTATGAAAGATGAAGGGATAGAGCCGGGTGATTTACTAATAATAGATAAATCACTGGACTTAGAGGATGGTGACTTGTGTGTTTGCTTTCTGGAAGGAGAGTTTACGCTGAAGCGCGTCAAAGTAGACAGAAGAAAGAAAATAATATGGCTAGTGCCTTCCAATCCTGATTTTCCTTCCATAGAAGTAACGGAAGACAATCAATTTATAGTTTGGGGTATTGTCACCCATACGATTAAAGAAAACAGAAGAAAGAAAAGGGGATAAAAATATGTATGCATTAGTCGATTGCAACAATTTCTTTGCATCTTGTGAAAGAGTGTTCCAACCGAATTTAAGGAATGTACCAATTATCGTTCTAAGCAATAATGATGGTTGTGTCGTTGCGAGAAGTAACGAGGCAAAGGCTCTTGGTATTCCTATGGGAGAACCGGTTTTCAAGCTGGCTAAACTGATAGAGCAACATGGAATAGTGGTTTTCTCCAGCAATTACGCCTTATATGGGGATATGTCCCATAGGGTGATGACAATCCTAAGCCAATTTGTCGAGGATATGGAGATATATTCAATCGACGAAAGTTTTCTGTCTCTTAAAGGGTTTGAAAACTATAACCTGAAAGAATACGGCAGTACCATAGTCAGGACAGTTACCAAAGGGACAGGAATCCCTGTATCAATGGGGATAGCACCAACAAAAACATTGGCAAAGGTGGCTTCCAAATTTGCGAAAAAGTACAAGGGGTATAATGGCGTTTGTGTCATTGACAATGAAGACAAGAGAATAAAAGCCCTGAAACAGTTCGAGATCGGGGATGTCTGGGGGATCGGGCGCCGCTATCAGAAAAAGCTGGAGTATCATGGTATAAAGACAGCTTTTGATTTCACGCAAAAAAGTGAATCATGGGTCAGGAACATGATGACGGTTGTTGGTGTAAGGACTTGGAAAGAACTGAAGGGAATTTCTACGATAGACTTGGAAAAGATGGCGCCGGACAAGCAAACCATTTGTACTTCACGGAGCTTCGGAGAGATGATAGAAGACTTTGATACACTTATGGAATCAGTTGCCAATTTTACGGCATCGTGCGCTCGCAAGCTTCGTGCGCAACGTTCTTGTGCGGGTATGCTCCAGGTCTTCATTTATACTAACCGTTTCAGAGAGGATTTACCTCAGTATTATAATAGCCAGATAATAACGTTGCCAACTCCGACAAGTGATGTGGCAGAGTTGATTCATTATGCAAGGCTGGCACTGAAGAATATATATAAGGAAGGGTATCAATATAAGAAAGCGGGAGTTATTGTCATGGATATTGTGCCCCGAAACTGTGTGCAACAGAATCTTTTTGATGAACGGGACAGAATGAAGCATGAGCAAGTGCTTGAAGTATTGGATAAAGTACATAAGAAATATGGCACAAGGGTATTAAAAATTGCCGCACAGGGAACCGGAAAGAAATGGGCACTAAAGAGTGAGTATCTATCAAAGCAGTATACGACAAATCCGGATGATTTTATTGAGATAAATTAATTATAACAGTAAAAAATACAACTTTAAAATAGCAATCTTTATATTGCGATTTATTGGCTATTTCGCTTATTTTTCGTATATTTGTATGAAATAAAACAAAATGAATTATGCGAAAATTTCATAATGTAGGAGAGGCCCTTTTTGTGGTGGAAAAAATCGACAAATACAATTTTGTATATGATTGCGGAGGGCAGGGAATTAGCTCTGTTGAAAATGCGATAAAAAATGCTTTTGAAAAAGATGAGAAAATAGAAGCTGTATTTATATCTCATTATGACGCAGATCATATAAATGGGTTGCACTTTCTATTGCAGTACTGTAAGGTAAAAAGACTTATATTACCAATGATGACGGATACTATAAAATTCATACTGTTGTTTTTGCAAGTGTACGAAGGGAATATGGAGGATTTTATTATCAATCCAGAAGAATATGTTCGAAAAATTAGCCAAGAAACAAAAGTCGTTTTTATTGCTGATGCTAGAAGGGATGATTTGTACAGTAGAGGTCAATCAGAAAGATCATTCGATGAATTGTCACAGTTGATGCCAGGTAAAAATATAATTAGATCTGGAATGAACTTGATCTCTGATAAATTATTAGGGTGGGTATTTATTCCCATGTGCATACAAGTTCTTTCACTAAAACAAGAAAATGATTTTATAGTAGAACTATATAAACTGATGGATATGTCGCCACCTAAAGGTAAAGTTGATATAATAAGGCTTTGGGAAGATTATAACTTATGTGGAGCAGAGAAAACTGGCACAAAAGCTAGTATGGCGATTCGAAATAAAATAAAAAAGGCAATTCAGACTATCGATCCGAATTTAGATGATGAAGGAATAAATGCTGCTAGTCAAACATTGTATTCGGGACCTTGTAAAACAAATAAATCTGAAAGAATAGGATGTTTATATCTTGGAGATTTTAATGCTCAAACAAACTGGGATAAATTAGATAGCGTGTATGGGATTTATCAAAAGAATATCGGAATTGTTCAAGTACCGCATCATGGTTCAAATGCTTGTTTTTCTGATAAACTAATAAATCTTGATACGATAGCTATTATATCAGTGAAAATTGGCGGGAGAATTAATATAGATAAAACTATTAATGAAATAGTAAAAAAAGGTGGTATACCTTTGATTACAGGAAGCAGAGGGGATATAGTCGTAGAATGTAGTTATTATGGAGCTATTATTATACGGCCCAATAGAATTTTGTTTGTTTAAAAAAATAAAAGCCTGTATCAGATTCGATACAGGCTTCGCTTATAAAGACTACCTCATGACCCCACCACAATATCAAAAGGATTCAAGTCAAACTCATGCGTAATATTCGTGTCATCCTGCTGGCTTTCCATGGCGTCTTCAGAGAAGATACAGCCTTTTAGTGTGACGGTAGTGGTTGTCCAGTCATCGCTCGCCATCGGATTAGCGAAGGAAATGATAAGGTCGAACTCCCCAATGTCCATCAGACTGCCATAAGTCGAGCGTAACATCTGCTGGGTGGCATAATCCATCGTTACAGATGCCGTGTAGGTCAGATTTCCAAAACCACGGCTGACAGGCTTTCCGCCCATACCATAGTTGCTCTCAATCTTTCTTTTCTTGTTCCATTTGATACCGGAAACACCTTCAAGCGTGGTGCTTCCTTCGTCTATTCCCAAAGCGGTCGAAGCGAGCGTAATCATGCTCCAGCTATAAGCGACATTGTTTATGATTGCCATAGTATAAAATTTTCAGGTTAGGTTATTTGGCTGTCAATGACAAGCCTTCTTCCACATAGATTTTCGCAGATACTCCAATGGGTACAAGTACATATCCAATTCTCAGCGTATCATTGAGAAGCACATTCTGATTCGAGTCAATCGTCACTGCATACCCGCTGATTTCCTGTGCGGTCTGCATCTTGGCAAGTACATCGGAGATCAGCGTTTTGAAAGCAGTGATCTTGGAAGGTGCGAGTAAGCCAGTAGCCGGATTGACCATCAAAGGTGCATTTACATAAGGAAGTAAAGCGGCACGAACGGCACGGCGCGACTTGTTAATAGTGCGGTTTCGGGCAATGGTACGATAATCCCCGGCTGAACACGTCTGATCTTTGGAGAAATAAATCCCGTTTTCCAATCCGGCATACTTAATCGGAAAGATATAACCTTTATCATCCAAATCGTCCAACAAGGTAGGTGACAGAGACTCATACAGGTTCGTGCTGATAAACTCTTCCTGTGAAGTCTGATTAATATCTCCGAACCCTAACTCTATGGACTGGAAATCATCGCTGAACAGGTTGAATTGTTGTACCCAGGCAATTGATTCCTGTACGTTCGCTCGCGCCAGACAACCGAGAAAAGCTCCGATTATGCCCACCGGAGCATGATTCTTATTGCATTTCTGCATGGTGGATACCAGTTCCGAACAAGCCTGCCCGAATACAACCGATGTACGGCTGGATTCACAAATAGCCGTTGGAATCTTGTTCAGGTCTATCTTCATGCCGTCTGTCGTATCAGTACCGGTATTGGAACAGTTCGCTGCCAAAACGATTGAAAGCGGCTGATTCTGCTCTGCCAAAGCGACTGCCTTGTCATTGACGGATTTCACAAGGTTCAGGTTATACTTTTCTCCTTCACCATTGAGTTTCCACAGCGGCTGTTCCGTCCAGATGCCCAGTTGGTTAATGGTTCCGCCCGCAACACGCTGCATCGTGTCAATAGCATCCCAGGAAACAGAACAGTCGGCAAACATCACATACAGCCTGCCGTTGCCGTCGATATTGCCTGACAAGCGGAAGAATTCGGATATATGATAATACGGGATGCCGTGGAAGAAGTTCGCATTGTTTTCCTCATCTTCCGTCGCCTTCACACGTTCAATGATACCGAAGTCTTTTACAGCTGATTTGCGGCTGGTGATATAAAGCACATCGTTCAGTTTTACGTTGTTTTCGTTGTTTTTCCCGTAACCGGCGGTAAACAGCTCCGGTTGCAGGGACACGTCGAAAAGAAGCCCGGTAACCTTCTCGTTACCGGATGCGCCTGTATATGGAATATTCCCGTCCGTGTCTTTAATAAATACGTTACCTAGCATTATAAGAATAGAATTAAGGTTTGGTGAAATAAGGATTCCTGTAGAGCGTTGCCATTTCCCGGAGGCTCTCGGGGGTATCAGGAGTAAAAGCGCCACCGTGCTTGTCCACATAGAGCTGTTCGTAAGCGGGGAACGCCTGTAATACGGAAAGTACATAAGCCTCCGGCTTTTCTTCTTTGATCGTTGGTGCCGGGGTTAATGGTGGAGCAGGAACCGGGGCTTGTGTTTCCTGTGTCGTGACCGTTTCTTCATCCGGTTTAATTTGTTTTGCCATAGTCGTTGATTAGGTTTAGAAAAAAGGGGAACAGGCAATTTCCTATTCCCCTGTCATAGAGTTAAGATTTAAGTTAATAAGGCTCAGGAAGTAGGTGTTTTCTTGTATGCGGTATGTACTACAATCTCGCCCGGACGGACGATATTCACATCCATTTTCATTCGCATCTGGAAGAAGAATAGTTCCGAGTTGCTTTGCAAACGGTCAATCTTCAGAACTTCGGTGTCATTTGCATAATCGACTCCCATCCAGAGGTTCGATTCCATACCTGTTGAGAATTCGCCAAGCACGATAGTATGTTCCGGCACACCAACGAGGGGAATGATACGTTTTCCTTTAAAACGATAACGGTTTACTTCCGTATTCTCGGAATACTTCACCATCTTGTCCGTTACATATTGGTCGTAGGCATCCCACGCTTCCCAGCTCATAAGGAATGTCAGCCCGGCTTTCTTACGGATTTGTTTGGGACATTTCTTCCACATACCATAAAGCGCCTTTTCCACTGCCGCTCCGTCGGTAAGTTCCGTATTTCCCGAAAGGATACACTGGCCGCCCGTGATAGTTTCCTTGTCCGTTGCGTTTACGTTGTCGATGATGCGCTTGATAGCACCGTCAAAGTATTTTTCCTTGTTACGCCCGATGATAATGGAATCTGCCGGGCAAGTGATACCTGCCGCTGCCGAACCGCCCTTGGCGCTTGTCCAGATAGCATTGCCGATATACTCGTTTTTCTTGTCCATCAACAAACGCAACATGGTTGCCTGAATCTTCGGGTCCAGCTCACGGAAGACCAGATTGCCCTCGGGCTGTGCAAATTTCCAGTATTTCTCATAGTCACGCGGGTTGAACTCCAGGTAGACCATAAATTCCTGCGGAATCAGGTAACGTTCGGTGAATTCGTACTCGTTTTCCCCGTTCTCACCCTTGGCACCATGGGTGCTTGTCGGAGTGGGCACATTGTCCTGAATGACGTCTCCCAAACGAATGGCGGGTAAGGTATATTTGTGCTGGATGCCCGATTTGATATGAATCAGACCTTCTTTAAAAGTATCGTTTCCCTGCGCGGTGTAGGTGAGCAAGTCTTCAAGGACTTCACCGTTATAGCCGTTTTGGAGAAAGGACACTGTATTAGCTGCTTCTGCCATGTTATTTCTTTAGATTTAGATTAAGGTTGATGATATTCCCGTTTGTCAGGACATCTTTTTAAATTCGAATTTTTCCCCTACAACGGCATTTACTCTTTCTGCCATCTTTTCTGCCGCTGTCCTGGTTGCAGCCTTTGCGGCTTGCACATTGTCCGGATCAACAGCAATTTCATGGGTAATCTTGTCGCGTGCGGGAATAGAAGCCAAAGTCTTCTCTGCCAGTTCGTAATTAGAGGCAGCCATTTCCAGCCACTGTGCCTTGCTTTCCTTTTCGATCTTACCGTCAGTTACGGCATTCTCTACCAGTTTTTCAATACGGACTTTTTTCTCGTCCGATTCCTTTTTTTCAAATACACTCAATTTGGCAACAGTCTCGGCTAAATCCTTTTGCAGGTTGCCTATCGTCGCGTCCTTTCCCGCAAGGACAGTATTCGCATCCGTCAGTTTCCGGTTGGCTTCGGCTAGGGATGCCTCTACGTTCATCAATAAAGAGATACGCGCCATAACATCCTTGACTTCGAATTTATCCTTGATGCCCAGGCTGGCTGCTACTGCGCCAAGTTCAAAAGGAATGGTTCTTTCTTCGTTCATAGTATTCAGGTTAATGTTCTTCTGTGCAGGTATAGGATTGTCAGCAGCTTGGGCGGTTATTTTTGCCATTACACTTTGTATGGCTTCTGCATCTTCCAGTCCCGAGATGCTGTTCTTTACTTTTTCACAGAGCTGGGGACAGGTATGCAGGATATTCTTTTCTGGAATGATACCGGCACTGACTGCCAGTGATGCGTCAAAGTAGGTACCGTCCTTCCCGGTTTCACCCGCCATGATACTTTGTACTTGTTCGGCAGTAAGGGAAAAGCGTTTGCGGTAAATCGTTTTAATCTGATGTGTAAATGCCTTGACGAGTTCGGAAGCTTCTCCTTCTTCCGCTGAAGGCAGGAACGGATTGTGAATCATAAGAATGGAGTAATCACGCATCAGGGAGCGTTTTCCGGCTGCCCATAACACCGATCCCATGCTCGCTGCCATGCCCTCGATGACACACTCGGTATCTACGGTCGAATTTTGAATGGTGGCATAAGTTGTCATACCATGTAAAACGGAACCGCCCTCGCTGTTTATCAGCACTCTGATAAGCGACGGGCGGACAACCGTTTCAAGATATTCGAACTCTTCATTAAAACGTGCTGTTGATTCAGCAGTCACCTTGCCAAAGAAACGGATCATGCTTACCCCGCCGGGTTGGACTTCTCCGCAAACAAGTTGAAGGTCGTTGGTTTTCATAGATTGGATTAAGGTATTTCCCAGGTATAGGAAGATTCTGCCTTAAAGAGTTTATTCGGTACCGGTAAATCCCGATGCTTCCGGATATCCGGGTGTCTTGTGGTTCCCATGGCTGTCCTTGTCATGCTCCGGCGCATCATCGTGATTAGTAAAGGGCGGCATGACCACATATCGTTCTACCCATTTACGGTATTTCCAGGCGGAAGACTCCCGGAACCACACTTCGTAATCCACCCAGTAAGCCTGTAGCATATTCGTTGTGGTCGGCATGTCGAAATAAAGCAGGTTACAGCGTTCGTTCAGGGCAGCTTCGTAACTTTTTGCGTCTTGAATAGCCATGTTGATGCGCTGGAAGATACGGAAGGGTTCGCACTCCATGCTGTCGTCACCGTTATTCAGGTTATTCAGGATGAAACGGATACGCATCGTTGCCCTTCCTTCACCGATACGTTGCTGTTGAACCAGGTACCTCACATTTACAAAATGTATGAATACAGCCGGAAATGCCGTCTCATATTCCATATTATCGCTCCGGATAATGCGGTCAAACTGTCCGTTGTCCATACGCACAGTCTTAAAATACGGAGGGCTTAACGGATTATCAGCATCTTCACGCAGGGTGAATAACGCCCGGCGTACCGCTTCATACATGTTCACAAACGGATTTTCCGATACTTCTTCCGGAACGGCAATCTCTTTTTTGTGCGGGATAACTTCTGAAACTTCCGGCCTGCTTTCTTTGTCTTTTATCATGGGAATTTCTTGAAAATGATAGGTACGTAATGTTCATTGATATAACTGTCCAGTCTCTCTGAAAAACCGATGAACTGCCGCTGGACAGGCTTGCGGGTAGAATATTGGTTGACCGTATAAGGAGATAGTTCCGGTGCGGTATTGTGAATGGGCGCATAACCTTTGGCATTTTTATTCCGTCCCCTCTTTCCTTTCTCCGCAAAGCTTTCGGCGTCAGTCGCTATTTCATAGGTATACCACCGCTTGAAACCGAATTCATGCATCTTTTTCAGTGTGCCCCGTTCTTTGTCTACCAGGGCGCCCTTGATGCCGCCTTTCAGTTTGCCCGTATCAATCATAGTCGGATGGGTAAACTTCTTGCCCCATCGTGACGTGCGTGGAGCCCACCGGTTGCCGCTGGCATAGAATCCGCCCTGCGCAAAGGACATCTGGAAGAAACGGCGTGAGAAAGCCCCGGCAAGTGTGGTAAATTCCGAAGCATTGAAAGCCAGCCGGCTCGTCAGGGATTGTCTGCCGGCCTGCGGAACCCATTGGTTACAAAACTCATCAAGGCTTATCTTTTGCATAACAGTTTATTCTTTAGTTTTTGTATTATCGTCTGAATCTTCCGGTTCTCTCTAAAGGCCGAAGTAAAATAAGTGTGGGATTCCGAGAAGATTCTGCCTTTCTTAGCCAGGCTCTCACTGAACACGGGGTTGACTTCCCTGATATGGTCTGTTTCTATGGCTGCCTGCACATAATCCCCGTTACTGTCCAGATAGCACCGGCATCTCCAGTCAATTGGTGGAATAAGGCTGGAAGGAAAGGCGTTTTTCGGAAAGGTAAGCCCTTCGAGAGCCTGATGACTTTCCCTTACACGTTCATCACCCTGTGTCATATACGTAATCAGCGCATCGGAAGACTGGTTTATCCACCACCCGGCAATACTCGCGGCATATACTCATAGTCTTCGCTGTCTGCATCACCAGCTGTTTCCCGGGTGTCATTCATCATGGCATATTGTTCTGCCGCAGCAAAGTCTACAAGATTCTCAATGGCGGCAACGAGAATATCCCGTTGTTCCTTTTCCTGTAGCGTGGTAAAGTCGTTATGATTTCTCAAAAGCCCCAGTGCTGTGTCGAAATCTATTTTCAGGCCTTCCAATATACGGGAATAAAGGGAAGCGGTGCGCAGCGTGATGATCTCTTCCATAGCCTGCCATGCTTCCGCACTGTTTTCCAGTGAATTTACCAAATGACGGAAAGCGGTAAGAATGAGCATATATTCTTTTTTCGCCTGCTCTTTCTGTTTGTCCTCCGGCTCAACCTCTGTTTTTTCGGCAGCAACTTTCTCCATACCGGGGAGCGGATTCCCGCCTAATCGCTCCCCATAAGAAAATCCGATACCTTGCTGCTCCGGCTATGTCCGTAACGGCGGTAGTATTCTTCATCCGACATGATGTGCCTGTCATGAGCAGCACCAGGTTTGCCGTTGTCAATTCCCATGGTCATTTCCAACAGGTTCAGTTGTTTTCCCACGACAATACCGAATTCCTTTTCTATTTCATCAGGCGACACCTCATATTTGTCAGTAACCAGCCCGTAGAGTTTGATCCTGTCTTCATTGTTCATCTCAATGCGGTTGCTATACTTAAATTCCAGCCCGGATTTGATATATCCCATGGCTGTCAACCTGGGCAACACTTCCTCATTGAATACATTCTCTATAAAGCGACGATACACCTCGATGCGTTCCCTGAAAATATCCTGATGGGCTTTAGTGGAACCGACATAACTTTGCATCCCGCCCGCCATGGATTCGCTTCCGAGTATGAGGTTGGCAACTTCCTTGTTTACGAACTCGATCAGGCTGGTGTAAATCTTCTCGGAGTTGGACATGGTGAACGCCTTGATTTCGATTTCGTCTTCCAGTCCGGTTACAAGCACTTTGTTTTGAGCCGCATTGGCTATCTCGTTGGCAAGCCGTTTTCTGTCCGTATTGCTTTCCGAAACACTTTTTCCCACAATGATGGGCTGTCCGTACGTGTGGCTGAAGTTCACGTAGTTCGCTACGGTAAATTTCTTAGCGAGAATCAAAGGGGTGGTTGCAGAGAACAGTCCCAGGTCTCCTGTATTTATCAGGATATAGTTCTTGCGGTAGGTCCGGGAATTCAGGTTCCAGTTGGGAAGCCAGAGACCCTGACGTTTGACAACTATATGCTGTTCTGGAAGCACGTTACGTCTCTCGACGATATTCACCTCCGCCAGTTTGCCAGTACGTGGATCAATGTCGGGCATAATTTCCAGCAAAGTATATCCGTATAGTTTTGCTTCCACTATCCCCCTGATGATTTTGTCAAACTGTGTGCCTTGTATTTTCCGGGTTTCCTCAATATCCTTCACATATTTGCCCTTGTCATTCATACGTGCCAGCATATATCTGTCTCCCAGTATCTGTGATTCAAGTGTCTCCAGTACCGAACGGATATGGGCGTCCTGTTGAAGGCAGGCGTCATAGAGGTCAATCAACCGGCTCCGGTCATCCAATACCGTGCCTAAAGTCACATCTCCCCGTATTGATTTATACCGGTTATTACGTTCGATTTCACGAACGTATTCCTGTATCGTTTTTTTCGATGTCCGGAAGATGCTTTCCAATAATTCCCCATTAAAGGAACCGTCAGTGGTTATATTCATAAATTTAGGTATTTTTAACCAAGTATAGGGATGAAACTATTTTGAAAGTTTTCTTTACAAATAGCGTATTGACAGGCGAAAAACAGAAATACGACTGAAATATCAGTCATATATGTGATGTTTATATTGATAAATACTTAACAGGAAAAAGCACGAAAAAATTATCGTAAAATACGCTCTGAATATCCTGAAAGCGCATTTTGCTGCACTTGCATGTTCATTTTATTACATCTTAAAGAGATATCTTTGTGTCGTATTATTGATAAGCAAAAATATTAACGATTATGGCAAACGTAAAAACAGATTTTTCCAGGTACGAAATTCGTTATCAGGAATTCCCCGAGTTATTATTTACTGTACGGGGTGACGGTTGTGAGTATTTTGACGCTACATTGTATATCAAGAACAAAGGAGATCCGAATATACATTCCGTAGAGGAATTTAAGGCAGCTTTTCCTTTTTGGATCAATGCTACTATAGAGGCATATTCACTATCCGGGAAGGAACTTTTCATTATCGCCCCGAACGGGCATCATTTAATTGATTACGCTTTGGCTCTTCTGTTCGTCACCTACATTGACCCCGGCTTTGGGGTATATATGCTGGAACGTATGTCGGACATGTTGCTCAGAGGTGTCGTACTTTCGGACACTTGTTTACTACTGATGGCCAAAGACCGATTATCGAAAGAACTACTTACTGAAAATATATAGATTTATGACTAAAAGCTCTTTCAAGTCAGCAACACGTGTGCTTATTTTTAACGGAGCCGGGAACTTTGTGGGCGAATTCTTTTCCCTGCAAGAAGCTGCGAAGTATCAATATTCGTCGGTACAAGCCGTTTCCTTTGCCTGCTCGGGGACATATATATCCTCTGGCGCGTATTATTTCCGACAAGCAAACAGCAATATTAACATAGAAGAAGCTGACTGGGGCAAACTGAAACTTGTTGAATACGACAAGTTGTGCGGAGAGAAGAGAAACTATCACAGTCCCAAGACAATGGCTCAAAAATACAAAGCCCTTGTACGAAGGATTAAACTAGCAAAAAGAGGGAGAAATGATGAAGAATAACAACCTGCAACCACAAAAATATGACGAGGCGGAGTTTAGAAACCGCCTTGTCAGGATATTAAGAGAAGAAGGTAAAATATGGCTGTGTCTGTATGATCTCTGTAAGATTATCAAAAGACCTGTTATGATGGAGACAAAAGAGGCTATGAGCCTTTGCCCGTCAAGTACTAAAGTAGTTTTTCGGGATAGTGACAAACCGCTATGGGCCATTGCCCCTCGTGATGTGCGCAGGCTTGTACATCTGGTGAAGAAAGAAAATTCGCAGATGAAGAAGCTTTGCGAAGAGCTGGAAACATGGGCTAACAGATTAATGGGAAACTCCGGCTCTGTTATCCGTGAAGTTCCGGTGGTGTTCAATTATGGAGATCATCCGGTTACTTTCAAAGCCGAAAACGGAAAGACCATGGTCAATGCCACCAATATGGCAAGGTGCTTCGGGGGGAATCCGTCCGAATGGCTGTACAAAGCCTCTACAACACGCTTCCGGCACGCACTTATCCGTGAAGGGAAATCAGCCTCCATGGAAGAACAGGTAGTGAAGAACCGTGGCGTTGGCGGTGGCACCTGGATACAGGAGGAACTCGCCATTGAATATGCAAGGCAACTATCGCCCGAGTTTTCATTATGGTGCAACGAGCGCATAGCAGAGCTGATGACCCAGGGAAGCGTGTCCATAAGAGACGCACAATCCATGAATCGCAGACATCGGGAACAGGCGGAAACTCCACCGGAGAATTTTCCGGTACCCAAGACCTTTGAGGAAGCCCTGTTACTTGCCGCCCAGCAACAGAAACAGTTACAGGAAAGTCGCCATAAGGTAGAATTCTACAATCGTTTCATTGAAGACAGGGACTGGTTCAAGACTACCACTATTGCCGATGAACTGCAAGTAACGCCCAGTGCCCTTAACCAGTTCCTTGAAGAAGAAGGAATCATACATAAGGAAAAGGGACAGTGGACGGTAGCCGGCTATCACTCGGCATTGCAGTGTGAAGTGCCATATTACTGGACTAACGCTAAGGGCAAATCCTATAAAATGGGAGGTGCGAGACGTTGGACACCCGGCGGAAGAGAATTTATTATTGAGCTGTGGAACAGAAAGCATATAAGCGACAGAGTATGAAAGAAGTTGAAACAACCATTGAAAGAATCATAAGAATAACAGGGCGCGAACCGGTGTCCTGTAAATGCGCAAAATGCAAGTCGCAATGCCAACGTACTCCATGCCTGGGAACACCACAGGATATTATGAAGCTGATTGAAGCCGGTTACAAGGACAGGTTGGGAATAACAGCGTGGAGCGTGGGAATGCTTGTCGGTGTCCTTCCTTTCCCGATTCCCATGGTACAGGCGATACAGACGACGGAAGGATGTGCTTTCTTTAAGGACGGGCTCTGCATCCTGCATGAGCAGGGACTGAAACCGACCGAAGGAAAACTTTCACATCACACGATAACGATTGAGAGCTTTGAGTTCTCAAAAAGTTTGTCATGGAATGTGGCGCGTACCTGGCTGGAACCGAAGAACGCTATAACTATCGTACGTATCTTCCAGATGTTCGGCATTATAAAAGGTATCATAATCAAGTAAAAAAGTATCCCTTGCAGGTTCAGTCGGAACTTGCAGGGGATAATAATAAAGTTAAGGCATGAAATTAGAATTAATAGAAGAAAGAAGAGGCGTCCGGTTTGAACTGGATATCCAAACAGACAGGATAATGCTGGATGTGGCTAAAGTAGCCGAATCACTGCATAAGGACAAGCAGCCACAGGTATGGATGAATAAAAGAAGTACCCCGGAGTTTTTAGACCTGACGTGTAAACAGATGGGATGTAAACCGGATAGGCTTGTGCATAAGATACATAAGGTAGACGGAAGCGTTGAGCTATGGCTTGATGCCTTTGTGGCGACGGAATATCTGAGGTGGGCATCCGATAATTTGGCAAACTGGTTCGCCGAAAAGATAAATGAACTTATCAATGACGGTACCATATCCTGTGAATAGGCGGCATGGCTGAACTGATAAATTTAGACTTCAACGGGACGCAGGTGCCGATGGTAGTCGAAGGAAGAACCGTACTGGTATGCGTCAGCGAAATCAGCAGGGCTTTCGGACGTGCCCGGCAGCCGTCCCGTTGGCAGGCAACCAAACAGGCCAAGGAGCTTGTCAGGCAGGTTTCCGGAACAAGAAGGATACACATGGAATCGCTTGTTATCGTGCGCCGTGGCGGTGTCATCAACGGTACGTGGATGTACTCCGAGGTGGCGGTGGCGTATGCAACGTGGCTGTCTCCCGAAGCGGGTGAATGGTGTGGTGCCAGAATAAAAGAGATAATGAGGGTGAGACAAATAGAACTTAGAACTGCAAGAGTATGAGACAATTTAAGATATTCTACTATAATGATATTCCGATTAGGTTTGAGTTGGGAGATGACAATGTTATGATGTGCGCAACTGAGTTAGGAAAACAATTCGGACAATCAAAGAGACCGGCTTTTTGGCTCCGCACCAAGAAAGCTAAAAATATTATCAAATCGGTTTCAAAAGAGACTGGATTAAAGCCTGAAGAGCTGGTTGTTGCCCAAAACGGGGGACTCGTTTCCGGTACGTGGATGCATTCCAATGTCGCTATTGAGTATGCCCGTTGGCTATCTTTGGACTTTGGCACATGGTGTACTTCCAATATAAAGGATATGATTCTTGATATGGACAAGAGGCTGACGGATGACAAAAGGGTGGATATAATTGATTTCAAAGTTCCAAATAAACATTATATGGAAGATTTGCAAAGATGAGTGCATACCTAAGCTGCCATTTAGGCGCTATTTGGAAGTTTGGCTTGAAAATAAATCAATTAATCCACTTTGGGTGATACGGATAAATAAAGATGAGAGTAATAAAAGTCATACACGTGCATCTGATTTTTGAGAAGCTGGATTATTACTTCGGCAGTTTATCTGCTGTTTTTGAAACGCTGGACGAGAATACGGTCGGGATAAAAGAAAGCACCTTGCTACATTCGAATTTGACTGATGGGAAGAGCATTCCTACCAAGCGGGCAATATTCAGGCAGTCGCACTTAATCAGAACCAAAAGAAAGGAATCTAAGTGACTAAAGATGTATAATATGATTTCAAATCTAATTAAATGAAATAAGAAAATGACAACAAAAAAGACAGTGCGTTTTATAAAAGGCTATCCCAAATTTGCTTACCTGATGAGCAACGATGCTGTTTGTTTTATGATGCACATGGCGGATATTGAATTCCTGCGTAGAGGGAACTACAAAGCAAACTGGTTCAAAGGGGAATATGTAGACAGAATGAATATGAATGTGAAGCAATTCAACAGATGCGTAACTGAATTAGAAGCGCTCGGATTATTGGAAATTACCAGAAGCGTAAATGGAAGAGGTGTGATATATACGCTGAATCAAATGGCATACAATAAGTTGCTTAAAGTCTGTGCTGCCACGATTCATTATGATCGCATCAAGGACTTCCTGACAAAGTTGAACGCTGAAGGACGTTTAATACGGGATGTCAGCGATTATGAAATTTCCACAGTCAAAGGATATTCTAAATCGAATTATTCAGAGGCTCCATTCGTGAAGTTCTACCCGGGAGTCTCTTACTTGCTTACACCCGATGAGATTTGCCTGTTGATGCACATCTTTGAGATTGAATATTTAGTCAAATACAGCATTTGTAGTTTCCGGACAAAACAGGCTTTCTTGGACAAGACGAATATGGATTCGGAAGCTTTTGAGAAAACTGTAAATAAATTGCACCAACTGCATCTTATAATAAAAACAACGAATGATGCTACAGGAACGATTTATAAGCACAGTTACGCGGGATATAATAATCTTGTAAATGTTTGCGGAGCTACCTGCAACTACAAAGCGTTGAAGGAATACTTTGACTGGCTTATCATCAAAGGGAACCGGACGCTTTGGAATGTAAAACAATGGCATCTTAAAGCGTTAGAGGAATATGGAAGCCATTATAACGGGATGGAATTTCCCTTTTCCGATCTACCGGCTGAAGATGAGCCATAAGTCATAACCGTAACATAGGGTTTCTACTCGTTTTTAAGGGGTGTCCTGCCAAGTTGAAGCTTGCAGGGTATCCCTTTTGCTTTTCAGACTATGAGAGCATGGAAAAGGTAGTGAGGGGGACAATCTTATTTCTCGCCTTTTTTTTGCAAAAAGACGAATTGTTTGGTTTTGCTGGGAGGAAAGGGGATTCGACCGGTACCTAGACGTTCATAAGGAGGCAATGATGTTACTTCAAGGCTACTTGCTTGTACTTTCAGGCATACTTGGAATACCTGAACTTAACTTCAATGTTTTGAGTTACCGAAGGTTAAGGGAACCAATATTGAGAAAAACAAGAAGTTTACTGGAAGGAACTGTTATAATCGTCCTTACTTTCAGAATCCTTTTGACCTTTATACCGCTCTCTGTAGGGAAAGAAAAAAGAAAAGGGATTTACTGGGAAATTAGGTTCTTGATTTTTACCCTTCAGATGCTTTTTGACCTGTTTTGAAATTAAGGGTATATATATAAATATAAATAATAATAAAGAAAATAAAGCTATGTGTGGTCTTTGGCTACTTGGGTAATTAAACTCGCTAAAGCTCGTTTAAATACCCAATCCGCTCTATGGAAAATACGCTCCGCGTATTTTCGTTTAATTATTAAGGGTATTAAGGAGTCTTTAAGGATTACGTATATGATTGAAACTTGTCTCATAATGTATTAAGGAGTAATGCGCAGATTTGAAGCACTTTAAAGAGAGAATTATATTACATTGGAGCCGTAATACATACCTGTAGCAAAGGGTATTGAAACATAAAACCCTAACAAGTACCCCAAAGATAACCGTTAGGGACACTATAGGATTCCAAACGATACTCTCGACTTCCCACAGCCAAAACCGGAGAAAGTCCTGATGTGGAATTGAGAGGGGAAAAAGGTAAATGAAAAGTGCGGAAAGCTTGCAAGGAAATTAATATGTCAAATTTGCCGCTTTTAAAGCCCATGGTTAAACCTTAGCCCACGAAACAATAAAGCTATCCACCTAAAGTGCAAGATTGGAATATAAGCCTAAGAATCGCAAAATACAGGGTATGATATTCTAAGGGCATAATAGCCTATGCCCTCAGAGTGAAAACAAAGATATTGAAAAGAATCCGCAAAAGCAAGAATACAAGGCTTATTTTCAGATAATTAAACTGGATTTCAATATCAATACGCAGAGAAAAACACTCTCGACAGCAAGGTTCTTGGTTATTTCCCAAGCATCTAAGCATTGTTTAGCCCCTTTAAGGCGCCGCTACTAAAAATGCAAGTAACAGCTGGGGGAACAACCGGAAAGGATGAAGATATTCGGGCGAGGCGGTTGTGCTCGCCGTGAGCATAAACGGGGAAGTGAAAAAGAGAACTGGAGCTGATATTGATGAGCAAATGATAGGGAATTGAGCGTTACAGCATTGATAGGAAAAGCAATATAAATGTATGAATAATTTAAAGTTTGCACTTTCCGCAGATGCTGAAATACACTAAAGTACAGAAGAATACCTGGTGTCATACATCCTTGCCATCCTGTAAAAGACTTCCATATAGCAGTTGTTTAGAAGTTCTAATAAGAGATACCTAAGATTGGATTTATCAAAGATTTAAGCGAAGTGAGAAAATCTCACTTCGGTACAACATCAGAGAATTACAGAAGAAGACACAGGTGGTGGAGAAAACATGATGAATAAAGATGTAGCAATCGAATTTTTCAGATGACTTTCCGATAAGTTTGGATTATGGGCAATATAAGATAAAAATATTGGCTGTAGTGAGAAGAAATACGGTAAGTTTCCCAATTCAATATTTAATTAACAATTAGTATTTATTAACCATAAATTCCTATCCTTAGCCCAACTTTCCCGTAATCCACTTTCCTATACCTGGGAAACCCTTATTAGTAACTTAAATAAAGAAGAAGACAATGGAACTTAAAAAAAGAATGACGTATGAGGAAATGGCAGAGTTTTTTGAGAATGAGACTGGCAAGTTTGCAACTAAATCAAGTGTTGGCAAATTTGCAAGAAATCTGGGATATGAAATATATAAGCCCTGCATTGAAGGGAAAAAGCTCTTTTTCTATGTAAATCCCAGTTTAGGCAAAGAACCTGTTACATCGGAATAATAAATTGATTGATAGCCGTGGGCGTACATGCCTATGGCACAGATTCTATTGTATTATATTCAAATCATTTTTATTATGGCACAAGAAAATGTCGTATTTAAGTATGGAAACACGAATGTGACTTTCCGGACTGAAGGTGAGAACGTGAAAATCAACGCCACAGAGATGGCAAAATCGTTTGGAAATTCTAAAAGACCGAATGACTGGCTAAAGAGCAAACAATCAAAGGATTATATCAGAGCGCTTATCGCTACGAAGATTTGCGACCCGGCTGATTTACTGATAGTTATAAATGGAGGAAATAACTATGGCACATGGATGCACGAAGACTTGGCGTTAGAGTTTGCACGCTGGTTGTCACCGGAATTTGGAATATGGTGCAACGATAAAATCAAGGAACTTCTGAAAACTGGGACAACTTCTCTTACAGAACAGGAAAGAACACTTTTTAAACAGAGAATCGGAGAACTTGAAAACAAAGTCAGGGAGCTTGTACCGGACGCAGAGTTCGGAAGATCAGTACGTCAAAACGAAGATTGTATTCCAGTTACCATCTTCTCCGACCTTCTGGTTAGCAACGGTTGTGACATCGGCAGAAATCAGCTCTATGAGTTTCTCCGAAAGAGCGGTTATGTATATAAGAAAGGTGATGCTGACCGCAACTTCCCGACAAGAAGATCAACAAAGATGCGAATACTTGAGACACGCTATCCCAGTTCAACAACCGAGTTCGGTCCGACGGTTTATGTAACTCCGAAAGGAATCAAATATTTCCTTAGACGTAAGGAACAGATCGAAGCCTTCAAAGAAAGACAAAAAGCGAAGGTCACAAAAAAGATTAATGGATATAAGTGGCGTTAATTATAGCATCTAATGATAGCGAAGGGAGGCAACCAATATTGGTTCGTCTCCCTTTTTACTTCATAGAATACCCTTATACTGAAAGCTTGTTGTTACCTCGCCCGGCTTCACTTTAAATTTAGCATTGTAATCAAGCGAGTTTGCTATGAGCTCGAATTGATCGTTCCCTTGTTTAATTACCGAATTAACACTTAGCAGGTCTTTTATACATACTTCACTCATTATTTATCAATTAGATGCGTGAAAGTACAAGCAGATTGATTAACTTTGTGAAAATTTTCTCATGTTATGTATATTATAGATAATACTACTGAAAATAATCATTATGCTGAAATTGAGAGATTGGCTTCGATTTCGGATGAGATTGTAATTGTTAGCCCCTTCTGTTTTGGTGACTTCAAATATTTTTTTGATAAGATTATCTCGCATAGCCGCATTCGATCAATAATATTCATCACAACACTTCGAAATGAAGAAGCTGTGACTAAAATACCCTCATTGCAATCCTTTCAAAATGAAGCTAAAAAGCTGAATATTAACAATAAGTTATTCATTAATAATCACCTTCATGGGAAAGTCTATCTATTTAAAAGTGGGAATACTAATCAAAATGCTATAATTACATCTGCAAATATCACTCACAATGGATTAATACGAAACCATGAATGGGGATGTTGCTTGTCTGATACGTCTGCAATAGATAATTTAGAACAAAATATCAACTCCACTATAGACTATCAATTGACAGCAGATGCCATTCAATATATTAGCCTAAAACTTGATGAACACAACAAGAAATATCCTAAGCAAACCCATGAAAAGCCATCTATAAATATAAATGATTTTATAATCCCACATATTTTTAAGGTAGATTTAGATTCAGATACACGTATATTTATCAAGCCCATTGGTTCAGCAGACGAACCTATCTATGATGGCGATTATTCAAAAGAAGAAGAACAGTATTTTTCTAAAAAACGCCCGAAAGCTGTAAGAAATGGGGATTACCTTATTTCTTATGGTGTTGGCTCTCGAAAAATAATATCCGTTTTCAAGGTGGTCAGCAAAGAACCCATCTATTCAGGCAATGATGATGAGAGATGGCCTTGGTATGTAGAAGTTGAAAATGTTACTCCTAAACTTGGCTCTCAGTGGTTTAATAAGGACCTGTATATTATGGATATTGCAAATGAATATGTAGAGATGTACGGTTTAAATCTTACAAATAACGGAGGAAATACATTAGGAGCATTGCGATGGGGAGTTGATAAAATCCAGTTAGATCATAATTTTGGGACATATCTAATGGAGTTAATCCTAAATGTTGAAGATAGGATATAGTATTATCCGCTGAAGGCTTTAGTCTTAAAATTCTCCATACCGAAAACATATACAAACATATATCAGATTCCTGCCCTTGGCTGTTAGTTGCTGCTGAGGGTAATTACATGAATAACATTGCGTATAATGGCTATGCCTATAATCCAGAACCTGAATAATTGAAAATATCATTTCTGATAGCAACGAAAATAACTAGCGTCACCATCGAAGATACAAGAAGAATAATTCCCGCTATTAATGCTGTATAAAAAGAAATACTCCCTTTCTTATAATTCGGTTCTGAATATTCCACATTATTTCTGATACAATTTAATCTCCAAATGCTACGACTCAAACGATATCTGTCAGTCGACAATTTACTAAACATTGAAATACCAGTCATCAGTATGCCCAAGGACAATAATACCAGAGACAAAACAAAAAACAGACGAGCCCAGTAGCAGTCGTTTGTAGTATTTGTGAGAGAAATTAAAATACCTAACAGTGATGCGGACGCTATCAGAATGTCTTTTGAAATACTGTAATGTGATTCGACTAGCAAACGCCCCGATTCATTGTAATTGCTAATAACGTCTTTAACGGTTTCCATTTTGTTATAAGTTAGTTAGTATTACTCTTCGTTGATCTATGTTGAGTTTGTCCACAGAATTGGCAAAGAAAAAACGATTCAAAGATACGGATAATTCCAAAATGACTATTGGAAAAAGAAGAATAAAAGGCCTTAACTATCTAAGAAAAATACCACTCCAGGCTTCCATTTTAACAAAAAACGGACTTATTATTAAAAAGCAGTTAAAACATACAAGAAAGGGATATTCACGGCTTTATCTATATTCTCTAATTATTATCTAACAATACTGTAGTTGGCAGAAAATAGATGGCTTTTACACCTATTTATATATAGTAATCGCAAACATTATTATCGCAATGGTTCTCTTTCTTTTGAACCGCCTTATATTTGCTCGACAAAATAGTTTGGCACTTCAACATCCGTCTTCAGTTCTATCTATATTAAAAGAAGATTATTGGTTTTCCAAATAGACAGTATCTGGATAGATAATTCACACCTTCCCAAAATCATCAATGCTATTTTGCAATGGTTGTATAATTTTCCTCACTCTTTCCCCATCCTTTGATATAGACAAGGATTAACACTTCATTTTGTATCTATCTTCTTAAATTTATTACTAAAACCGGACTTGGGAAATTTCCCACAGGGCGTGAGTGGTACCCGCATCACCTCAAGTACCCACCCGATTCTTTTTAAAACTATTATACTATTGATAATCAATTAGTTAAAACCCTTACTTTTATACAAAGTAAGGATTGATATACTTTGTTTGTATTAAATTGTAAGTAGAAATAGAAAAACAAGCCTATATTTACTACTATAGATTGATTTATAAATATGAAATCAAATGTTAAATAGTTGATTAACAATTAATTGTATTAAATTTTAAAACAGGTTTCAATTTGAAATATAAACATTTTCGTTCAAATTTCCCAGGTAGGCAAAAAACAAAAAAATCAAAGAATTTTTCATTTGTTTTAATTGATTGATATTCAATTGTTTATCCTTTCGCCCTCGCGCGTAGGCGTACAGTCTTCATTTTAAAGGGTTTACCTTCGATAGTTCTAAAAAATATTTCTCTTTTTGTTTGTTCGTATCAAATTTATTTCGTTTTGTTGTTGTGTTCTCAAACGGAAACGAGAGAGGACAAAAGCAAAAACAAAAAATCGTTCTTTTACATTTTTACTATCGACTTGAAAAGGTTCTTTATCCGAAACGGAAACGAGACGGGACAAATAAAGAACTTTGTAGATAGTCAAGCGCAAAGATAAGTACTTTGCAGTACATAGATAACCCGTGAATGTACTTTTGCAGTTTGGCACGACTACAAATAAATATTTCTAGTTAATAAGCGGAAACGAACTACTAACGGAAAAGAGTTAAGACCATACGACAAAGGAATAATACATATCACGTAAACACAAAGAATGTACAAAATGAAACGTTCGCTTATTGAATAAATCGTTTCGTTTGGCTGAATGTATTTATATACGCCTGTTTTTCCGTTATTCTGTAGACAGTCGTAAAATACATATCAGTTTTCAATTGCAGAATAACTACGCTAAAAATTCACGCTATCCTGATAAACGTACATAGTACGTCGATTCATAAGGAAAGTTCGACTCTTTCCTTATGAGCAAATCATACTTTGGGCAATGTCGTCCAAAGCAAAAACCGTACTATTATGACAACAAAATCATCTTCAGCAGCAGTTACATTAACAAGAAATGTAGATTCTCAAAATGTATGTGTATCAACATTTGTACAATTTGCAGCCCTCATTGAATCCTGTCCGTTATCCAACGTTGTATTACGTGACAAGAAAACAGACAGGTTTATTGTGCTCAAACGAGTAGAATTGTTTGCGGCAAAAGCTGTCCCTACAAAGGACGAGCTTCTTAACGCCTGGAAATCTATGTATTTCAACACATGGAAAATGAAGTTTGAAATTGAGAAATGTTCTCACGAAAGTCTCAAAAGCGGTAACTTGTTCAGAAACCTGGACCGCTTTGACGTCACTATGTACCTTGCAGGAAAAAAAGTCTTTGATACAGCCGATTACAATTTGGATTTGGTTGAGGGGAAAGTCGGACTTACCCCAAAGTCAAAGGTGCGTGAAGACTTCACGACTAATAAGGAACTGAAAGCACATTGCTATAAGGTTGCTGAAAGCGCATGGAAGTTACTGAATATTGATACGCTGATTACCAAATCTTTGGTAGATGCAGAGAAAGAAGAAAAGGAAACGGCAGAAGTTAAGCCGGAAAAGGAAACCAAAGCCAAAGGAAAAGAAACGGCTAAACCTACAGCTAAGGTTGAGACGGAAGAAGCGCAGGTTCAGGTTCTTGCCGAAGTGGCATAAGCTCAACCTCAACACACACGGTGAACATACCGGAGCATATAATTGTGTATGGCTTCGGTGGTGTGGCATAGCCCGGAGGTTCGATTCCTCCGGTGTGTGCAAATCAAAATGAAAGTATTATGGGATACCGAACGTATAATATGGGGGATTACATCTCTCAGATCGGGCGCGTTAAGCGCAAGTGCAAAGATAAGCCAAGTACATACGAGATATATGCACGCCAGCAATACATGGGTGTGAATATGGTGAAATACAGGGTAAATAATATCCTGTTCTCTGACGTGTTCCACGTCGATGTTCAGCATGACTACGTGGGAATAGTGTGTCGTGATAGCCTCGAAACGGTACGCCGCAAATGTGATACGCTTAACCGTATCGGCGACGTTGAGGCTAAATGTTGCGAGCTGGAGGGTTATGCAGTGGTGAAGCTTGTTCCCGTGAAGTTTCTACAGGTAAACTGCTTCACCCAGGACAAAAACGGCTGTACTGTCAGGAGCGAAATATGTTGCATGAAAGTACAATGACGCTATTATTGTGTCTTGTTTTGTGAAATATATTTACATGAAAGACTTCTAATAAACTTCAATATAACTTCTTGGCGTCGAGAGGATGCCACATCCACTTCATAACACGGCTGGCGTAGTGCGGTAGGACCGCTTCAATCATCCTTAACTGGGTGAGCTACGTCCCGGTGTTATCCTCTCCGTTTGGTGAGGACGTGGAAACTGTGTGAACTATCGAGAGATTCCCTTTTAACTCATGTATAATCGCTATGATGTTAATGAATCCTAAACATAACGTGTGGTGTCACCAAAACTGAGGTGAGGCGCGCCTACACCTGACAAACGGCGAGAAAACAACAAAAATAATAAGAATCATAACTAATCATCAATTAATAATTAAAAACAAAAAGAGTATGAAAACAATTGTAAGTGACGATCTTAAAGTACGTCTGAATTTTGCGTCAATCAATGGCAGTGTTATTGCAACCGACATCCTGGAACAGCTCAGACAAAACAAGGATGTGACGGAAGTCATCCGTGGTACATCCAACTACTTCAGCACCAAACGGGTGAAGAGCAGTGCGGAAGAGTATATCAAAATGAAGATCGTGTTCACGGCTTGCACCAAAGACCTGACGAACGAGCACTTTCCTGACAGGCAGAACCCCAAAGCCCCGTGGTTTGCGGAGAACAGGACGAACCTGGACCCATCCACTTTCGTAGGTTACTTCAAGGAACTACCGGAGTATTCCAGTGAAGACATGGATTATTTCGCAAACGCTATCTGTGTCAGCAGCAAGATTGAGATTAAGATGTACGACAAGATGAATGACTTCATTGATGCCTATATCGGCGACAACTATGTCCCGTTCGCTCAATATGGTGACAACAGCACGTTGCATAATTCCTGCATGAGACACGCCAACTTGGTATACAGACTGGGAGATTTCTATTCCAACTTCGCCGGTGCAAGCATCCTGGTTGCCAGAGACTCGGAAAATAATGTGCTGGGACGCGCTATCGTCTGGAAGAAAGCAACGGGAGTTTTTGACGGTGAAGAAAAAGAAGTATCTGTACTGGACAGAGTGTATTATTCCCATTCCTTTGTGATGAAACTGATAATCCAATATGCCCAGAATAACGGCATCAACCTGAGAAAAACATTCAACGATTACACCCACAGAATACAGTTTACCGTATTGAATCCCGTGGAGGGGGTGGTTATGCATGTCGGCAAGAATATTGAGCAACTCCTGAATATTTGCGTTCCTGCCTCTAAATGGCACAAGAAAGGAACGCCTTACATGGATACTTTCTGCTGCGTGAATATTACGGAAGACGGCAAAGTACAATTGTCCAATCAAACCACGGAAAGATGCGTGGCTACATGCCAGCAAACTTCCGGTATTGCCAGACACAGCAGGTATATCTGCCCAAGCTGCGGTGATGTGCATTCCGATGACGAAGACTTGTGCGCAACATGCAGAAGAAGGCTTATAGAGAAAACCATATTCGGCAACATGCTAATAGGTAACGTCAAGAGTTACAACGACGTGAAATACCCCGCCAGCTTCTTCGAGAAAGGCAGACCGTCCGCACATCTGGAACTTAACCTCCAAATCGCCAAGCTGTTCATAGCAGATTAGTTTCCCACAATTCTGTTAAATAAAAATCCTCACCAACAAGAAACCAAAAATAAAAATAAAAATACACATCATGGAATTATTGAAAGAATTATATGGCATCTCAGCCCACACGCATCAGGAAAAAGACATGATCGCGTTCGTTTCCCAAAGATTGGCAGACCTCGGCGTGACGTTCACAGTGGACGAAGTCGGCAACATCTACGCCACCAAAGGGCAGGCGGATACTTATCCGTGCCTTGCCGCCCACTTGGACGAAGTGCATGAGGCAAGGGAAAAGGGTTATGAAGTCCTGGTTGTCAGGGATGAGTTCATCATCGGCTTCAACAGCGGAAAACGGGAGTTCAACGGTATCGGAGCTGATGACAAGAACGGCATCTGGGTGTGCCTGAAATGCCTTGAGAAATTCGATAACCTGAAATGTGTATTCTTTGTTGGTGAGGAACAGGGGTGCATTGGCAGCCGTCAGGCGGACATGAAGTTCTTCGATGACTGCCGGTTCGTACTCCAATGCGACCGCAAAGGGAACAGCGACTTTGTCAGCAACATCTACGGCAACCCTCTTTGCTCAACTCAGTTTATAAAAGATGCTTCCCTCGGGGAGCATGGATATAAGGAAGAACGCGGGATGCAAACTGATGTCCAGACCTTACGCCAAAGAGGACTGGAAATATCATGCGCTAACATCTCATGCGGTTATTATTACCCACATACTCCCCACGAAATGACAAACATAGCCGATCTGAAGAAGTGTCTCACACTTGTGGAACATATCGTTGAGAATTGCTGTGAAGTATATACTTATAAGGAAGTGCGTCCCCAGCGCCCGGATTACATATCCGATTTTTTCTCCGATGCTTTTCCCCCTCGTTCGCAAAAGCAATCACAAATGCGGTATGCCGAGCCAAATACGCAGAAGAAGAAAAACAAACCTTCAACGGCAATCAAGGAAGCTGCCGAAGCCTGCACCCGGAACCAACGGGCGGAGGCAAAAGATAGAATGAGAAGTTTCTTTTCCATGAACCCGAACGGAAAGCTTAGTGTATTCGAGGCTATCTATGCGGACTTCTTCCCACGCTTGAAAAAAGAAGACTTCGACAGTATATACAAGGCAGTCATGAAAGAAATGGCATCCGGTCGTAAGAAACGGATCACTCACCCCTTATATGGTAGCCTGCGTAAGATTACAAACAAGCAAAAAAGTAAAGAAACAATGGAATTAGTAAAATAAATAAAGCGACAACATGATACCAATACCAGTTATTGATTGTAGCGGCTGCCACTTGAGCGATGGCAGCGGCTCATGCTCGCCAGAAAACTGCCACAAAGTTGAAGCATTCTGGGAGCAACGAAGATTTGAACTCGCTAAAGCGGCACTGCAAGGCTTCTGTTCCAAAGATTACATTCTATTAGACAAACAAGATGACGGATACCTATGTAAACGTGCACTCCAGTGTGCGGATAAGATGGTCAAGCTATTAAGAACAAAATCACCCTTAAATTCAGATTAACAAAATGAAAGTAGATGTATATGAACCACTTGCCGATTTTGCAGGCAAAGAAGATTCCTGGCTTTGGATTCAAGACTATGCAGAGGATGAAGAGTATGAAGAATTGGACGACATTCTTAGATTCCTAAACGGTGAGATAAAACGCAATGAACTTCCGGAATCCGTTCGTTCCATGGATGCCGAAGAACTGCGGAGAGAATATACCCGTAGATTTCCGTCCATGTTGGGCAAGGCACTTCAGGCAATCGGCAAAGAACTTGAGACTGGAGAACTAAAAATGGAGATAGACTTCACCAGCCTTCAAAAACTGGCAGAGTAGACTTTTGAAGCTTCCAAATAGATGCTATATGGAAGTTTCCAATATGAAGAATACAAAGTAGCAGCAATGTACAACCCTAGAAACAACTATAAATATGGCGAAGATGTCAAAACAACAAGTAGAGAGTATCAACAGTAAATGCAAAAACGGATTTTCTTTTTATATCCGTGGATTTGTGGAGGCTGGCAGAAAGCAACTCAACAAAACTATCACACTAAAAGAGGATGAGAAAATGATTGAGGCTGAACTATGCTGGGCAGAAGAAATTCTCCACAAGAAGAATCCCAATGGATATAATATCCCGTATAGTACTGGAAATTACATCCCAGTACTTCGTGTTTCTGTTTGGCGTGCTTCAAAGAACTCGAAAGCATGGATCAGCGAAGGATTTGGAAATAAACATATATTCAATGAGTACCCTTCAGCAAAAAAAATGATGAATACACTCTGTGAAGTAACGGAATATGCCACCAACGAGCTGATATATTCTCTTCTTCCCGAGTCTGAGCGTCAGGAATTTAAGGCTATTATTAACCAGGAATAGCTACATAAAGATATTGCGCAAGGCTTAGTTTTCGGTGTTCGTCCCTTTGAGAATGTACCGTCCGGGCAACCAGAGAATCTGAAAGAGGGCAAGGTGTAGTGAAGCCTATTCACTCGCAGAGCAGCGATACGCCCGGCTCGGTACGACATGAAATATGTGTCTGTCTTCAAAAGAATACTGGGTCACAAAAAGAAATTAGAATTGAATAAACTAAATTAAATAAATGATTGGCATGAATAAACCAACAGTTCAAACTCCTCAGACTCAAGCTGTATTGAGTGGATATGATGTATTCCTCAAGGCAATAAAACAAAAGCACTCTGATATAATAGAAGAAGCAAATAATAATGTACACAAATGGTTTGAATTATTTGTGGACAAAGGTGATGAGACACAGACAGTTGATAGTGGAGATACCTTTGACGAAGCGATTGCACATTTTGAACTCCATGCTAAAAAATGGGGAGCTGACAACCTTTTCATGGATATATGGATTGACGAGGACGCAAAGAACCTTTCGCAAAAAGAAACATTTAGTATGTGGAGCAAGGGAGATATACAAGATATACTGGATTCACATATATCCGTGTATGGCAGAAAGAAAGTAGTAACGACTATATAACAAAAGCAATCACTTAAAAATCAAGCCAATGGTACTTAATATAGTAAAAAAGAATCTGAGCACCTCCGACATTGTAACTTACGTAAAAAACATCTTCGCTACTTCGAAGGTCGAGGTGCAAAAAGAGTATAGTATATCCGTGGATATTGCAGTAACCGGAAAGAATGTTCTACATAGCCTGGAAGGCTTAAAAGAATTGGAATGTTATTTCAAAGACTATGATATAAGAGTTTACTAATTAAAATAGAAAGGAACATATAATGAATGCAATAGAATTTCAAAACAGATACACAAGGGTTGTAAAGGATTTCTTTAGCAAATGTTTGGAGTCTGAACAAATGCCATTGCGTAAAATGCAAGATATTACGATGTGCTGCACTGAAAACGGTTTTGAATTACGGCTTGAAACTGTTGATAATAGTTTTGTACAAGAATTTGAAGTTGATAATAAAGGGATTACCTCTCTTTATTTTGAAACACATTAACCTTCAACATAATTTAAAAATGAAAGTAATATGCACAAAATGCGGCGGCACGGATATTTCCTGTGAAGCCATGATAAATCCCAACACTAAGGGATTTAAGGATTATACCGATGAATCATTCCTGTACGGTTGGTGCGAGAATTGCAAGACGGGAGCTATCTTATCCGACACGGATGAAATACAGGCTGAAATCCAGAAGAAATTTGATGACTTTGTCAAGAAGAACGGCAAGGAGCCTCATTATGCCAACTGCCATATCGTATGGAAGGACACGAACGATAACTATGATGTGAAAATCCAGCTCTCGGGAGATACCGGCGAGGATGACGACATGTTTTTCTACTGCCAGTCCCTGAACGGGTTAAAATCGCTGGCAACCTTTGGCTGCGAAGATTTTATCGTGACAGAGATAAATAGCTTTGAGGAAATAGCATGTAATAATGAAAACTAAAATAAAAGTAATAATGAAGAATCAAACAGTAAAAATCCAGAAGAATGGTGGTTACATGTTCAACACTGTAAGCAAGCAGTTAGAGAAATACGAGTTCATCTCTTGCAAGTTCAACTTCCTTAAAAATGAAGTACAGTACAAGTGCAGGTTAGGTGGTGTAGAAAAGATAATCGAAGATAACAACCTGAAAGTCTATGCGAGTGAATCCGATTACAAGAAGGGCAGTCCATTAGGGCTCAGTGAGTGGTTCTTCAATGATGTTATGAATCGCGCGTACGGATTTACACCTCAGTGGAACGATGACAAACCTTATGCATGGGAATATAAAAATGGGGATGCAGTCCGGCTCGATATTTCCGACATTACATTCTCTACCGATGATACTTGGGATATCTGGAAAGATGACAGCCGTCAAGTATACGAGTCACATTCACGGGTATTTCACTACCATGACCTCGCAGTCAAGGAAGGAGATGGAAGTATCACAGTAAGAAAATCCCCGGCAAGCAAACTTTTACTCAATGATGAGCAGAAAGTCTTAATTGAAGAGCTTCAATCCGTTTTGCAGAAACTTACTTCCGCTGACATGAAAATATTGTACAATGAGAATAACGTAAAATTGTACGCTGTACCTATGGGTAATATTCAGGATCTTAAAACCTGGGATGATAACGAGGAGGCAAATGTTCAGATTCAAGATATGATAACGGAGATTAAAAGTGAAGGTGTCTTGACATACGTACCAGACGACGGTGGCCTTCTTGCAATATTCAAGGAGTAAATTGAAAAATAATAAAGAAAAAAACTAATCATTCAATAACAATAACAATGAATCAACCTGTTTTATTAACTGCACAAAACGCACACCGCGTTAAAACCGTTCGGCCTGTGGGCAGTCCGCAAGGCGAGCCTTCCCAGTTCAATTACAGAGGACAACGATTAGGTTTCCGACACTACCAGCATACCGTAGGTGAAGGTAGCACTGCTGCCCCAGTACTGAAAGATAACTACCCGCAATGGGAAGTCGTAGAATTCCTTCACCCCGATTATCTGGGATGTTATTGGCAACTTGCCCAGGATGCCTATCGTAATACTTCTCAAGACCCGGATATACTCGGCGAAGACTCCATTGCCTCATACGAGAAACAGCTTCACGACGATTTGATGAATATGCCTGAAGCGGAACGGGAACAATATATGCAAAACTTTAAAAGCTATTATTCCAATATGCTTTCTGCAAGTTCCCGATGTGCAAGTACATTCGTTACAGGTGCTGCAAACTTCAATCACCGTAAAAACGAAAAGGCAAACGCATCCTATCAGAAACGAATAGATGACTTCACAGAATGGCGCGAGCGAGCATTGAAAGCAATCGCAAAGCGTGTTGAAGATCAGAAACCGGAAGAGCAAAAAAGAAAGGAAGAATGGAAAAGATTGCGTAATGATATTGGAAGTAGTGCATCCGTTATACATGCAATCAACACCAAAGCGAGCAAATGCTATTCCAAGGCTCTATTCGTTTCCAGTATCTACAACAAGGTCAGCACGTTCGCCTCACACGGCGAGGTAGAAATCGTTGATAAAGCACTGGCATATATCCGAGAGTGGAACATAAGAGTAAAGAAGCCCATAATCACGGAACGCCACAAGTTCTTCCAGCTCTCCGAAGTCGCCCATAAGGCAAGGGCTCAACAGGAAAAGCTTGCAGGGACAGAGAACAAGGAATATTCATTTAATGGTGGTAAGGTAGTACTCAACTACGAAAAGAATCGTATTCAGATATTTTTTGATGAAAAGCCTGACCGTGCAATGATAAATAGGCTCCACCACGACTGTTCTTTCAATTGGGCTCCAACCTGCGGAGCGTGGCAGCGGGTAATAACGCACAATGCGGTGGATGCCACCAAGAGAGCGCTGGAAGGACTGAATCTAAAGGGGATATAACCTACCAATTAGATATTAATTCATAAACTATTAAATTTTAAATTTCAAATCAATGAAGATATCAGACAAACCAACAGAACATATTCTAATCAAGGCAAGAACGAACAGCGAGTGGGATTGCTGCGAGTTCGCAGTTATTCACTTGTCAGAAAAATGGAAGAAGATACAGGCAGCAAGGTTGGAGACTGTCAAGCCTTTCAAAGACGATTATAATTTCCAGTCAATAAGGTTTCATGACGGTTCGGTAGAATTTTTCCAACCGGGAGATGAAGAGCCGGACATAGAAGAGTTACTGGCAGACAGAGAGTGGGTATTTGTGGAGCTGGATGATGACGAGCTGGACGAACTGACTTCACCCGAAAATAGCTTAGACTTTTATAAGATTGTGATATATCGTGATGGAAATGCCAGATACGAAGCATTCGGCAAACATACAAACGAAGAATTTTATACAAACGAATTTCCGCTACAACAGCTAATCGGGCAAACTGTCGAAAACTAAAGAGTCAAAAACCTACTAATATACAAAGAAGATATGGCAAAAGAAATAAATGAAACATTCAGATATGTGGTGAATCCTTTTCGTTTCAAAGGGGCTGTTATCACATCCATGTCAGATGGAATACATAGCGACTACGATAAGGGGGAAACCCTTGACATGTTGCGAGAACGCTTTAAAATTCCATGGTTGGTTACAGTTACCAGCGAAGAAATCCAAGTGATGATAGACAAGTACGAGACATCTCTTCAGACACCCTTTGAAGAGATAAGTGAACATAAATACTTGGACTTGTTGGGCTGCGTTCCTCCCAAAAGACAGCGCTACGGCAGTTTCTTTGCTGGTGAAGCCTATTACGGAAGCATTTACCGATTCTGCTTCGAACTTGACGGAAAGTATTACTCTGCACTAAGAGACATCAATCTGTCCGATGAGGAACTGTGTAAACAGAGACATAAGTTCTCCCGTATGCTCAAGAGAACGGAAGGACGTATCCGCAAACGTCCTGGTGGACGCATAAGACTGCCCCGAAAGGAGAAGATACGAACTAGTGGGAAACATCGTGACGGGCTTGTCCGGCTGATAGAAAACGCTTTAATGGATATGGGCTATGAGTATGACATGATACATGAGTTCTTTAGCTACCATTATAAAGGTCCGCTAAAAATAACCCCTGCTAAACAATTGTTTATCGCATGGTACTACGAGAATGAAAAAGAATTCTATCCTAACGACTAATAAACAACAATGATAAATACAATACTGAACCTCTTCAAGCAAGAACCTTATCCAAGCACTCCGGAAGAGTGGAAGAACAATGAAAATACAGTCTTCCGAGAGTTTTACCTGGAATCCTCGCCAGACTTTGATATCCTTTATGAGCTGGTCAGAGATCACATGTCGGATAAAGGCAATGAAGGTGTCACGCGCTACAGGCTGATGTGTCTTCTTCGTAGTTGTTCTCACCGTGCCTTTTATCTACGTATCCAGGAAAGGAAGTATCCCCACACTTGGAGAATCCGCTGGAAATGGCGTCGTTTCAGACTGTTCCTGCACCGTCCTTTCAAGACATGTTATTTCCGGAAGCAAGTGAAGTTATGCAACGTTGCTTCGGAGGTGATTAAAGGTTTTGAAGCCAGACTGTATGCGGACGAATATAAAACGCAGCAATGAAACGGTATACAGCCAAACAGATGGAGACCTTCAAAGAGATGGTGAATAATAATATTTTATCACAAATTGTTGACGACAACTTTTTTACAAGTTTATGTGAGAAGGTTGGTGAAATAGATGAAGGGAAGTTCATATATGAACAAATTGGAATGAGCGGAGTCATTGATGAATATGACGCAAGGGGTGAATTAGGCGAGTTAATACAGTGTAGTTTACAAGTCCAGGACAACAGGCATAGGCTGGCGGCTTCCATTATTAATTTGTTGCGGAATTACGTTGCCAAATATAGCAAAACTGAAATGATTGACCGTAAGCTGTTTATTCAATTACTTGGTTTGCGTGCCTATGCTACCAAAGCGGACATAATGAAAGAATTAGATGAGCTATTGTAGTGAAATGACTGAAGGCGAATTGTTGTCAATTAACGGTTTGATTCTGGAAGTATGCAAAGTCGTAGATTACCAATGCAGCTATTGCGTTGGCTTTAAAAAGAAAGCATTATGTAGAAAACTGCCGGATTGCTCGAACACCTCCGGTACTTTCTACTTTCGGAAATTGAACGCCTTTGAAGTAAGAAGAGTGAAGAAGGCAAAGAAATCAATAAAAGAAATTTGAAATAGAAAATAACCAAAATGAAGAACCTGCTTAATCCCAATATCCAATTTACCGATCCCGATACACTCCAGTTCTGCCTGCCTCTTTCCGATAAGGAATTCTGGTATTGTGAGCCAAATTGTAGCCACGACAAGCTATTGCCTGAATCGGATTCTAATGAACTAATCATTTATGACATTTTATGCGGTTATCCGGAAGACTTGCTCAGGCTTTCTTCAATAGTTGCAGAAGTAAGGGAGTTTATCTCTAACGGGCGGCTTTGGTGCTCCGGAAATATTAGCATTGACGATATAGACGAGGAAGAGCGACTTGAACTATTGCGGGCTTACGGATACTCATGGGATAGCTTTAGTAGTGAAGCCGAAAGAAACCAAGTTATTTGTGAGTGCTATTTTGAAACATATTGTGTAACAGAATTTTAATAATAAAAGCTGATTTAAAATGAAAAAACAAAAAGAAACATCAATACCACACAAAGTGCTGTTGGGCAAAGCAGCCGATGCGTATGCCGAAGGATGCCGGGAATTCAGGCGCTGAGTGGGAACGTGAACAAATCACAGAAATAGCTATTGAAGCGCATCGGATTTCTTGCTTTCTCCATGATGCCATTACCGGGAGATGTACGTATCAACATGTGGTTCGCAAGTGTGATGGAAACTGCAAACCTATGGAGCGGTTCAGAAAGAACTTGAAATCGCTGATTCAAAACAAAATGTAAATCAGAATGGAAAAACTCATTTCTTACGTTGATTTTGGAGATTTCGTGAAATGTTGCTATTGTGGCACGTTAATGCTTGTTCCTTTATGCGCAGAAATATGTCCTCATTGCCATACAGAAGGGTATCTTAGTTGGGTAGACGACGACAACCAAGAGATGTCTTCTGAAGATTTAAAGGATAAATACAATGTTGTCGATGAAGACGAACCTGAACCTGAAGAATATTTGACGGAAGAAACTTTAAAAGACGTATATGGCAATCCTTCTGATGATTCTGAAGAAACGCAAATAGTATAGAAGTTTGGTCATAACTCACTATTTGAAAAGTAAATGATATTTTTTCTTTTTGGCATATTCAACCAAATAAACAGGCTGTTCTATTAATCTTGTAAAGGATCTTTCATGCCTTCCCTTATTTTTTTTATAACGTCATTAGAAAAAGCCATCCCCTGTTCAGCATTATAATAATGGACAACTTCGTATAGGATAATAGCAATACTAATGAAAATTACAACGATAGACAGGTAGCTGTTTCCTATTAACTGAGTCATATATCTGCCATAGAAAGCGTCTAGGGATAATAAAAAAGCCATTCCTATTATAACATTTGTGTTATAAAATAAGTCATTATCGGATTTTTCAACTTTTTGGCTTAGATGTTCTGCAACAGCATTATTATTTAGTAAGGCATATTCTTTTAGAGTTTCTGCACTGACATTTTGATATGTTGCTTTTTTGTACGGATAAAGCAATCTTACGATGACTGAAGCTATTTTATTTAAAATTAAAATGAAAAACAAGACTATACATAGTTTCATTACAATGATAAAAAGTATAGTGGATAACACAAACAATAATATAAACTTACCTTCAATGACATCTGATAAATATTCAATTTCTAAATTGAACTTTGGAACTATATAGCCTAGAAAACAATCTATGTATAAAATAACAATAGCCATTTTTATCCAAATATTCACGTCAAATATGTCATTGTTCTTAACTAAGCTATAAATATCGGTGATTTTTTCGTTCATATTAATTGAATTTTGAAGAATGCAAAGATATAGAAAATTACGATATTACTTATTGAATATGGCAATAGAACATACATTTATTTTATTATCAATTCTTTCAATATCCTCTTCTCAAAGCTATGGAACTAAAGCTTCATGGCTATTTTCTTTATAAAAAGTAAACAAATAAAAAATAATATGACACGTATCAAAGGACAACTAACGACCTCGGACTACCTGCCGATTGACGAGTTCAACCGTCTCTGCGACTGCCTGAGAAAAGACAAGCAATATACTTGGGAACTCTATTGCCGGGTGGCGTTTTGCACCGCCCTGCGTGCATCGGATGTTCTGACGCTCCGATGGATTGATATTCTGGATACAGACGAACTGATAAAAACTGAGCAAAAGACTAAAAAGACACGAAGTATCCCCTTAAACCTCTCTGTCAGGGAGAAACTGGAAGAGTTATACGACTTGCTGGGAAAACCGGATAAAAAGATGCCGCTCATTTACAACTATCAACGAAAAAGAATCTACTCCTTAGAACATATCAACGATTTACTGAAGGGGTTTAAGAGAAAGTATGGATTAACCATTAAACACTTCTCAACGCACACCTTCAGAAAGACATTTGGCAGATATGTGTATGAGTACTGTGGCAAAAGTGCTGAAGCATTATTATATCTGAATACAATATTGATGCATTCAAGCATTGGAACAACGAAAAGATATATCGGACTGGAGAAAGATGAAATCAACAGCATCTACCAGCATATTACATTCTAAAAAACAAAAAGATGAAGAAATTCCTATTCAAAGTAAACTTTATCATGCGTGCTCATATCCAGGGCAAAGAGCATGAACAGCAAGGAACCAAGCTTGTATTAGTGGAAGCTGAAAACTACAATGCAGCAAGTGATACTATATATGAAAGCATGAAGAAAGCCTACTGCTGCTTCCAGGTCGAAGACGTTCCCTGTGAAAATCTAAACATCCGCCGTGTCTATGATGCAATGGATAACTTCAGTTCCGCATTGGATGAATTATCAAATGCTTGGACAGAACTGGACGAACATATCCCGGCAGAGGAAGAGCTGGTAGATAAATTGAATAACTGCTTTCCCAAAGATATTGTCAGTCTTTCACTGGATGAATTTGCCGTTGCCATCAGAGAATGGAACCGTAAAGTACAAGGAAAAGCAGAATAAGAAGTAATTAATTGTAATTCAAAAATAACCAATAAAAGTAAGTATGATAAAAGCAACAATTATTTGCGGCGGTTCAGCCGTTAAGAGGTACGACGAAACAGGCAAAGTTCCTTTAGGCAAATGGCTAAATAGCCATGGTGGTATAGTCAATGCAAAAATGTTTAAAACACAAGGAGAATATGACGCATATTCTATGGGACTTGCTGACGCTGATGGCTGGGAAAATACCATATTGATAAACAAAGAGTTCACTGCGAAAAACGACAAATCAACAGATTGTTCTTACTGCAAAGAATGGAGAGCTATTTTTAGCGACCGTGAGCGCGATGTGTACTGTCCCGATTGTGGCAAACTGATTATTCATCTGGAAGAAAAGAGCGACAATGAACCAGATTAGAACATTTATTTCCATATCCAGCGTACCAGTCCAAACAGACATAACCATATAACAGCCAACACCAACAAAATTATGCCATAAGCGAGAAAAGCATTCAGCCCCAACCCAAATCTCACTGCAAAAGCGGTCCCATGGATAACCTCTATGGGATCGAACGCGCTCCAGGTGACACTTTTATCAGAAGGCAGAGTCAAGTAATTAAACAAGGAAAGCATAATAACGAGAAGAATGGTTGGTATCGCGTATAGTCTGAATTTATATGATTTCATGCTTATTACATTAAATAAATGTAACTGAATATAAGGTGTTTATAACCTTAAAAGTATTCGAAAGATTACAGGTGCTATTCAATGATTTTCAGTTTTCTGAAAAGAAGTGGCATAAACAAGTCGGAGATAAGAAGCAATACTCCGGCGATAATCATCACCATGGAAATGACATTTTCAACTTCAAGAGAACGTATGTCAGTCGGTTTTCCAGGATTATATTTCAACTGTATACTGTCCCCCTCATTCATGGAAGAGCTATAAGCACCCAGCTTTTCCGTATATACTTTACCGTTTGCCATATAACTCACAGTAACTTCATAGTGTTTCCTGTTTTTGCCTGCATGATGGCTGGTATATTTTTTAATATTCTCTATCTTTGCCATTGTAGAAACATACTCTTTGTCGATTTTCTTGATATTAGACACCCACCAAGAACCACCTGCTATCAGCCCGGAACCTATTAAGAATAATACAAGAAGCACCATTCTGTAAATTAACACCCGTTTTGCCATGTTTTCTCTATCCATAATTTTGTATTGTTTTATTCTTATCAGTAAGAAGAATACAAAAATAAGAAAATCGGGCAAGGTATCAAAGTAATATTAACTTAAAAACAAAATCCCCATGACCAAAAAAGAACTGAAAGAACTCCTGCTCGAAACCGGAGAGTACACACAAGAACAAGTCGACCGCATGAAAAGTTACGAACTCTTGAATGCCATTCTCGCTTGGGAAGGTATCTTCGGTTACACCCGTAACATCATCAACTGGGTAAATGCCGCCTATGAATCCCAAAAGTAGTTACCTCTATTTCGTACCTTTGGGGTGGAATAGCTCTGCCTTATCAATCTAATTATTTTATACAAACAGCATTCTCAGGAAGATATATGAAAGAAAACCCAATATTGGCTCGCTAAATTTCTCTATGACGCATACTAACAAAGGAACAATAATTGCAGCGATTAGAGTATACCTAGTCCAATTTATCGTTATATTGTGATTGCTTCGTTCTATTTCAAGCTGTTTCTCAAATCTAGCTTGTTCCGGAGTTTTAAAACCATTTTCTACGAATTCAAGAAGTTCAGGTGTAGGATAAATAATTGCACTTGCATACTTTAATACTAACTTGTAAGCATTTGTTTTACGCATCCCGCACCGCTGAATAGGGCGAGGAGTTATAGTATCGTAAAACTTGTGACAAAATGAAGATACCGTTTTTTCAGGTTCTGATTTTAGTCTATCACTTCCAATCTTTGATTTTAATTCTATATTGTTACTTACACCGATATATTTTGGTATGGATAAATTTCCTTTTTCAATGAAAATCAGATTATCTTTTTCAAGTTTATCCAGTACGACTAAACATTGGATAAATCTCTGAGGTATCATATCATCCCCAGTTATAGAACAATGAAAAATGATTTTCGTCTTTTTGCGGTTGAACTCAATAACATCTAGGTGTACAATTTCCATTATCTTACGTATAATAGTTGAAGGGGCGCATAGACTGTTAGTAGATGCAATGTATTCCAGCAATTCCTTTTGTTCTTGCGAGTATATCATAATATTGTTTTTTTACAAAAATACGTAATTTAGAAGTAATGACCTTGGATAAAAACAAAAAGTTATTAACAAGTTAAATTACAGATTTTCAATTTCGTAATCCCGTACTAAACTCCCTTCCCTTCATCCTTCCTATTCCTTCCGGACAACCGGTATGAAAAGCCCGAAAATTATCCCTCTTTTCATCCATTTTCATACCTGTAAATCACCCGGAAAGCCGTATATTTGCCTAGTCTTTCGACATAGAAAGGAAGTATGGTGGTAATCCGCTTATTTACAGTAAATTATTCACCTTCTACATAAATACGTAACATCTACCGTTTGCTATCTATGTATCTAAACAACCTTTCGATATGAAAAAGACACTCAACACCCGGGAAAAAGAGAAACTATCCCGCATTTTACGACTAGACAGTGAAATTATAGAGCAGCTGTCCGAACACGACATACTGGACACATCTGCCTGCCGCGCGGTTATCATCCGGAGCGAATATCAGGACATCAAAAGCCTGGGCAGGTATAACGGCGGTCATATCGTACGCGCATTGGCAGAAGCATACGGCTTGTCCCGCAGCGCCATAGATTTGATAATATATCAGAAAGAACCTAATAAGAAATGCGCCTGTACCCGTTGTGGCAATCCTGTCACACGGTATAAGTTTGCGCGTTACGGCGGATTGTGCGACCAATGCCTTGTAAAACAGGTAAACATTGAATAAACTAAATAACAACAAGATAAAAGTTAGATTAAGGAAAGAAGAAATGAAAGACAATGAACTGATTAACGCTGACTATATCCAGCATATCGTTGGCGTAATGAAAGAACGTTTCGGGGAAGACGCGATAGCTCTTTTCCATGTAGCCGATAAGTACGAATGTTTTTTAGAAGACTCCGTACTCGTTTCCCAGGCATTAGACATTCCCCAGGAACCCTACCTGAAAGAAAATGGCAAGACACTCCAAGTTACCCGTTTCCCCGCTGACGAACTGATTAACTACCGCAGGATACTGACCAGCGAAGGCTACGCCACCTGCACCAGCGAGACATGCGACGGGAACGGAACCCACATACTGAAAATCAATGAGCCCGTATAAGAATAACGACAACACCCAAGTATGGATCATGCTGATCGCCCGGTTCTCCGTTCCTATCATGGTCGTCCTGGGAGTAACCCTGATCTGCATCAAGGACTGCGCCGATACCACCGACCCGATAGACAACGCCTGGAAGAAAGTAGAACACCTCTGCAACCTGCATGTCACTGACAGTTCAGGAGACGGATTCCGCATAGCCTATGTCACAAGTAAAGCCGTCACTCCGGCCAGGCTGAAAGAAATCGAATCACGCAAACCCATACAGGAAGCCATGGAACGTCTTCAGAAAGAAGCCCCCGAACATTTCGGCGGAAGCCTGTACGAGACGGACATATATGACTTTGCCGCCTTCGCCCGCAAATATGACGTAGACCCGGCGATAGAAATTCACTGTATATTCGTCATGGGGCACGACAAGTGCAATTTATACGCCGGAAAGAACCCTAAGATAGAGGACAGTGCCACCTATATAGATCCGAACACCGAACAGGGGGTACAGTGGATAGACCATAACGACGTGTATTACTGTAACTTACCTGGTAAAAGGTTTTACCGCTACTGGAAGTGTGACTATTCATATTCCGAATCAAAAACCGACGAGCGTTTCAGTCACTTTTCCAAGTCCCAAAGACTGCCTTAAAAACCGTTAAAGCCCTATCAATACAGGACTTTGAAGCCGAAAATAATCCTTCCGATTATTTGGTAAACCGGATTCAAAGTCCTAATTTTGTTTCGCTAAAAGCATAAACTGATTGTACATATATTGTTAATTGACTGATATTATATTGAACCTATGACGCAGTAGGAATAATGACCGAAACAACACAGCTAAAGTTCGTCAAGTCCGAGAGAACCGGAGAACTTGTCGGATTCGTATCAAAAACAAAAGATAACGTATTAAAAGGAGTCAGAGAAGATTCTATCTACAGGAAAAGAATATGTCTCCTTTCCGAAGAACTCAAAGGAAGCGTGCTTCCCAATATCCTTTACGATGTAGAACTCAAACCCATGCACCGCGGGAAGAACGGGTATGTAGTAACCGCTGCCACCCGGGTCGTATTCAGCGCAACCGTTGAGTCATACATCGTGCCCGGAAAAAAGTACCAGGTACTCGTCCATTTCGGCGGCAAAACCGTCTACTTCGACCCGTTGCAAGGCAAAACATCTTCCAGCCGCACCAAAGAAGGAGTCCTGGCAGCCCTTAACAAAAGAAACGACATAGCCGATCAGAACATTGTCATATCCGACTTTATCGACCGCGCCGACGAACTTATCCATCAAATGAAAGAAGACGGATATAACGTCCGATAAATGCCCTACAAAGGGTAATATTACAGATCGTGTGTATTCCTGTAAGAACGGTCTGGCCGAATACCGGGCTGTAGACCTGAAAGCAGATGGACATTTCTTAAGGCTATAGCCTTTTGCAGATACTATATGGATTCTTTACTGGTAAAAGTGACGAATAGTGAGAAGCTCCGACTGATTTTGGGAGGAAATCAACTAGTGAAATTATCAAGTACAGAAGAAGTTAGAAGATTTTTATATTTGTTTGTTTTAACCAAAGGACATCCGGTTTGTGAAAAATAGGCTGTCCTACCTTTATTTATTCCTAAAAACAGAATTCTCATGGCAAGACTTAAAACACAGGAAGACAGGCGTATCCCGGTTTCTGAAGACGAATATCTCCGGTTAGTGGAAAACACCATGATTGTAGAAGCTTTGAAGATTGCGGGTGTCGAAGAGATGCCTATCTGGAAAGCCATGCAACGCATCCTTGATGACAAACGGGTGGAGATTCACACCCGTGCTGTCCGGAAGTAAGAAAGCCCTTGCCTTTTACAGCGAAGGGCTTATTAGGCACAAGTATTTCACAATACATTAGGTGCCTAAAAACAAAACAAACAATATGGCTATCGCCACTCCTGACGTAGCCGATCATATATGAAATGATCTATTATTCTCAAAAAATAAGGCGCCCCGCCTGGTGGTTAGGGAAATACACGGCAGGACGCCTTGTGGGAAATGCTTATCCATGCTTCACAGCATAAATAATTCACATAGTAAAAATGGGGCAGAATGTTTCACAACAGTTCGTTACAGCCCCTGGTTATATTTCGTGGGAAATATAGTTTTTCTTCAATCCTGCTTATCCTCTTCCGGTGGGTTTAGCAATTTTGCCATAGTCACCGAGGGAGTGAACTTTATCTTGTTTCTACTTATGAAAACTTCCTTCTTTTGTTTGAGCGGGTTAAATCCGTTCCGTGGCTGTGAGCGCACATGTTGAAGCGTCCCCAGACGTTCTATCCTGAAAGAACGCCTCCCTGTCAACTCTTCGATTATCACGTCCGTATACGCATTTATGATGTCATCAGCTTCCTTTCTCTTACACTTCACCCGCTTGCAGACTTTTGTAATAATCTCCCTTTTCAAGATACCCGCCTTTCCTTTTCGCAT